CTTAATAAATTACTCTTGGCTGATACCAGGTCGGCACTTGTTACACTAACTTGATTGCTAACTGAGTCAATTCTTAAACTTAGTGCATTATCTGCACTGATACGATTTGACATTTCGGCTGCAACAGCACTGGTACGATTTGATATTTCGTTACTTAATGCGTTACTTACTACATTGATGTTACTTAATAAGTTTGCTTTAGCACTAACTAAGTCAGCACTTGTAACTGACACCTGATTACTAATACCATCTATTCTAACACTCAGCGCATTATCTGCACTGATACGATTGGATAATTCAGCGGCCACAGCACTGGTACGATTTGATATTTCAGAATTGATTGCGCTTATTCTATCTACTATCTCTATGCTCACGGTGTTACTTGTTGCATCAATAGCATCAAGTACGTTGCGTGAGCTAACAACCAATGTTGTGTCAACGGTTAGGTTGGGTAAATGTGTGACTCCCACAACACCAATGTAACGATATCCATATACATAAATTACACTACTGCCACTCATACCGGCAGGTAATGTACCGCCAATAAAGTTTAACGTGCCTGCTTGATAATCAAAATACCATTCGCCCACGCCACCACTGCCATCTGCTGAAATTTGTGTACCACCAGACGTAGCTGGATCACTTAACCCACTTGCACCATAATATATTTTTACACGATATGTATTTGTTGCATTAGCAGTATCAAATTCTGGAGGGATCCAATTTGTTAAACTGGTTTTCCAAGTAGGGTACGCAGTACCACTAATTTTGTTTGTAGTAATGTCACCAACACATTCAATTTTACTTGTTGTTTGATACGCTTGTACAATAGTTGCCACCGCGGCAGCAGTCGCGGGTATACTTGCCGCTTGTGTCCAGGTAAGATCACCACGGTTTAAAGTTGGGCTAGCAATAGCCTCATTACCCGGACTCTTGTTTGCGGCTGTATCAGTCTTGGCAACGCCGTAGAGTTTCTTAAGTAATAAGTCTGTTTTAATTGTATCTGTAATTGCCATTCTATTCCTCTATTATACCGTTGAAGCGCCAATATATAATGCTGTTATTGCTTGTCCAGCGGTTAATTTAATCCTTATCCAAATTTCATTGCTAGTAGCACTACTTGATGACAACGAACCAAACGAACAGTTAATTGACTGTGTGCCAGTATTAGCTGGAACAAAATTTCCGCCTAATGCACATCCACCAGAATTAGCATTATCAATTGCCAAACTTAACCAACTATTTATATGCCCTGTGGCCAGGTTAGTTTGGCCAGGCATTGCACAAAATATTCCAGCAACACCAGTACTAGATACATATGTAATGTTAAATTTACTGACCCCAGTTCTAACAAACTTAAACGTAAAGTATTGAGCACCCGCACCACGTGAGCTTAAGTCTGGTCCCACTGGCAAATAACCTGTGGAATAATTTGTTGTGTTATATTTTAGTGCATGTGTGCCGGTTCCGGTACCAACTACAGTCGCATCTGTGGCTTGCAATGTACTAAATGCTGCCGCACCAGCAGTAAATACTGGATTATCTGTAGCTGTACCACTGTCTGGATTTGTTACCCTGAAGGCCAATCCGCTACCACTACCCAATGTAGTGTTAAAATAAATATTCGTTTCTTCCAAGAAACTAGTAGAACCAGTTGTACCGGTTTTATATAAGATAACAGAACCTAAGTTTGGCAATGCAGTTGCAGTAGTAGTGTAACTATTATCAGCAGTATAAGATGGTACTTGTGATGTGGTGGTTTGAGCACCAAATCCAGAAATAATATTTGTTGTATAAGTTGTGCTGTTTGGTCCTGCACCTGCTGTTACAGTAGTGGTAGATGGCAACGTGGTATATGCCAAGTTGGCATATGTCTTACTTGCTGGAGAACCAAATGCGCCGGCTGCCGCACCAGTTAATATTGTTGAAGCAGTACTAGGGTGACCAGTCTGACCAGCATTCCAAGTAACAGTAAATCCAATATTGTAAACTGTACTACTGGTGTAATGCGGTATAGTACTAGAATTAATTGTGCTACTAGAGCCAAGAGCAAATGTTTGACTAGCAAATGATGGTGCCACAGTTGAACTATTGTCATAATACCAAACACCTTGGTTGGTGGTATTTGCACCAAATGTCGTGTTACCTGCTCCACTGTGTCTAATCTGTACACTGTTCCAACCTGCAACCACACCAGTACCACTGGCCGCAACATCCATAGTTTCCCAAAATCCACGTTGAGCTGTGGTTGCTGGGTAAGCAATATTGTTAGTTAATATCAATGAATTATTGTTTGTAGTATAAGTGCCAACATCTGGTTTTTCTGTTAATGTAATTGTACCGCCACTGGCTGTTGTGCCGCTAAACGCAGTTGTTCTAACACCAGTTGTATAGTTATAATTGTCCAGAGTCACTGCTGACCCCAATACATTTGTTACATAATAGTAATTTCCAGATACCAATCCGCCAAACGATGCACTGGCTTGAACTACGTGCCCAGCCGCTAATACACCAGAAGATGGAGTGCTCACAGTTACCACAGCACTACTATTTGTGGTATTAGTCACAGTATAATAAACCACGTTAGCTGTAGTATTTCCAACCGTCATTTCATGTGAACCGCCTGCAACAGTATTGCGATATACAGTTATAGTTCCACTGTCGCCAGGACCTGTTGTGGTAATTGTATTGGTACTATATGTAGTAGCTCTACTTACATATACTATTGTGCCAGCCGCGGCAGTTGTAATATTGGTAGCATCATTATTAGTTTGGCTACCAGCAGCCGTAAACATAATACGTTGAGTTGGGCCAGAAATTGTCAATGCTACTGCATTGGGAAACGCTGAAGGTTGGCCTGGTACTAATTTGTTTAACACTTGATTTAATTGTGCCAGTCCGTCAGTTAAACTAGTGGAAGTTGCCATGGTCACGGCACCAGCTAATGCACCCAACGTTGGAGTACCGATTGCCATACTATTTGCATTTGGGGCCACTATTGTTCCAGTAAATGTTGGGCTAAACTTGGGAGCATAAATTACTGATACTGAATTACTTAATGCCGAGATTGCATTTGATAGTTTACCATCAACGCTAACCAGCTGGGCACTTACTACTGACAATGCGTTACTAACAAAATCAACACGGACACTTAATGCATTGTCTGCACTAACTCGATTTGATAATTCAGCGGCCACAGCACTGGTGCGATTTGATATTTCTGAATCAATTGCACTAATACGGTTGCTAATTTCATTACTCAATGCATTGCTTACAACATTGATATTGCTTAATAAGTTTGCTTTTGCACTAACCAGGTCTGCACTGGTAACAGATACCTGGTTGCTTATACCATCTATTCTAACACTTAGTGCATTGTCTGCACTGATACGATCTGATAACTCAGCGGCAATAGCACTATTACGATCTACAACTTCAACTGATAATGCATTGCTTAACCGATCAATCGCACTGATACGATTTGATGTTTCTTTATCTATCGCACTATTACGATCTACTATTTCAACTGACAATGCATTGCTTAATCTATCAATTGCACTGATGCGATTTGATGTTTCTTGGCCAATAGCACTATTACGATCCACAACTTCAACTGATAATGCATTACTTAACCGATCAATTGCACTGATGCGATTTGATGTTTCTTTATCTATCGCACTATTACGATCTACTATTTCAACTGACAATGCATTACTTAACCGATCAATTGCACTGATGCGATTACTAATTTCATTGCTTAATGCATTACTTACAATGTCAACACCATATTGCAATACTGACAAACGATCACTTAGATGATTAATACTAATTCCACCCAGACTCAACAACAGGTCTACTCGGGCACTTAGTCGTTGATCTTCTGATAGTCTAGCCGCAATTTCTACTGACACTAGTTGACTTACAACATCAACGTGAGCACTTAAATTATTGATGTGCGACCGAACTGAAACCAAATCTGCACTAGTAACTGACACTTCCTGACTTATTGAGTCAATTCTTAAACTTAATGCATCGTCTGCACTGATACGATTTGATACTTCTGCACTTAATGCATTGCTTACAATGTCAACACGAATACTTAATGCATCATCTTGAGTTATTCTACCAGCAGTCTCAACTGATATACGTTGGCTTATACCGCTCAACACATTGGATACTATATTAATATGATCTTCAAGAGTGGCACTGGCAGTTTGACGATTTGCTATCTCTACACTCAATGCTGCCGAAATAATATTGATATTACTTAGTAAATTATTCTTTACGCTGACTAGGTCAGCACTTGCAACAGATATGGTATTAAGTGTTGATGTAATTCTAGAACTAAGTGCAGTGTCTTCACTTTGCCGGGCCGCTGTTTCAACAGATAGCCGTTGACTAATTGCACTGGCTGCATTGGAAACTGTATTGATGTGTGATTCAAGATTAATACTAGCCTGTGCGCGAGTTGCAATCTCACTGCTTAATGAATCATTTACAGTATTGTAGTTGCTTTGTAATGAATTTTTAACGCTAGTTAAATTGGCACTAGTAACTGATATAGTATTAAGAGCCGATGTAATTCTAGAACTTAAGGCAGCGTCTTCACTTTGTCTCGCCTCAGTTTCAACAGATAGCCGTTGGCTTAATACACTTACCGCATTGTTTAAAGTTTCTTTAATTGATACAACATTGGCGCTGGTATTCTGTGATGAAGTAGTTGCTGTTCCACCACCACCTGTTGTTGCAACAGAATTAATTCTAGCACTAAGGGCAGAATCTGCACTTATACGTGCGGCATTTTCAACAGACAAGCTACCTTGAACTACCGACTGAGCGACACTAACAGCGTTAATGTGGGCTTCTATTACACTACTAGCAGAACCACGATCATACATTTCCTGACTTAGTCGGTTGTATGTGGATGCTACTGCGGCACTTACAGTATTGACATGAGCTTCAACCGATGCAACCGCAACACTTATTGTTTGGTCACGAGAATTACCAGACACCACGGCAGCATTAATAACGCTAATGGCATTGTTAATTGACACGTCTGCGACAATGCGGGCACTTATTTCTTTAGATAAGGCATTGCTGACGACTGATACAGCATCGTCTAACGCATCTATTGCTGAATGAAAATCAGCACTGGCGACGGAGCCAGCACCTTCAACAGGTACCGACGTAGAATTAGTGATTACCCAGCCGATGCCATTGAATCGCCAGGTTCTGTCACCATAAGTGTATGTTTCATCGACTGCCGGATTCAGTGGAAAACTTAATGCCATAATAGTTTTATCTCAACATGTATTCGGTATTTATGTGAATGGTATTATTACCATTTTGACAAAATACAGATTAAAGACAGCTAGAATCGTTGCAAAACCACCGATTTTCGCCTACCATGTACCAGCTGACCAGGCTACACGTTTCCAGATATGAGTGGAGGTATTGACGTAATTTGCCGTGCAATAATAGATATATGTAGAGTCAAATGCCACTTGTCCGCTCACATCTCCAGATACTCCATAGCTGTGTGCTGGTACTGTGGCAGGAGGCAATGTTACTCGCCCATTGGAATTTAAAATAAGTTGAACCGTGTTATTCGTTAGCTTATTTGGGAAACTCAACCCTCCAGTATTGCCAAATTCTATCCATTGGCCACTATCGAAGTAAATGTATTCTATTCCGTTGTCAGTATCAATCCAGAGTTGGCCGGGCACTGGGTTCAATGGTGGTTCGGGTGATATTGTAGCAGTAACCGCCGCAATATTTTGCGGATGCCCACCTGGCGTAATTCCGTCATGAACTATCAACACATTATTTGTAGTATCAATCGTAACTTCACCAGCACTACCTACAAACGTACTAGTGGCGTCAGCACTTCCTCGTCTAAGTTTAAGTATCTTAGGCATTGCCAATTTCACCCAAGTCGTATTCATCAGTATTGTCTGTAGCAACAGTGTCAATAGCTGGGTATACCCCTTTTATTACATGCATCTGTCCACTTACTCCGTAATTGTCATCGCTATAAGCAATAATGTCTGTGGTAGGATCCGCATTACTGGTCAATTTTACACTGAAATTATAGAATCCAGATGCTAATGCTACTGTATCAGCAGCCGCAATAACGACCCTACCCGTTCCTAGCGTATGGAAAGTACTGCCATCGTCAGTTAACGTAGCTGTCTTGGACAATACCACCAGTTGTTCTTCTTGATCTATTACATACAGCTTAATAGTTTTTCCAATCACAGACACTGGTTTCTGGTCCTGATTGGTGAATTTTAATTCGATGGTATTGTCTATATTCTTATAGATTTTCACTGGAGTAGAGTACACAACTTTGTTCCTTATAGTTGGCGTGGTCCCATCGACTATTAATATCGGTATCTGTTGGTTAACTAAATATCTGATGATGGTTTGCATAACTAATATTTAGCCAAAAGAGTGGACGACACAACAACAAAATTATTAAATCAATTTCCTTTTATAAGTTTTCTCACTTACGGTGGAAATGAATATCTGGGAATTATACAGAACTGTGATCAATATATCACTAATGTGTACGACTACGGAAAATTAATATCTGCTAGCGATAAACAACTGTTCTTGGAACTGGGGGAAGTATGGTGGTGGGAAAGTAACCGCACCATACCAATCAATATCTTTATGAAACAAGATTGGGCACCATTTAGGTATTGCCTACGTACTCTAAACAGTAAAGATGTAGCGGTTATTCATGGGCCACAGATTAATCTGCGGAATTTGGCGCAAAAACGTATTAAGCGCAAACAGATTGTTCTGGTAAAGAAGATTCCGCGATAATTTCTTGCTGTAATAATAGCATATTAACCGCCACAAGGTGTGCGTATGCTACTGCATGTGACTTACGAAAAACATAGCCATCTTCGTCACGATCCCATACGTTTTTTGCAATTTCCAGCCAGGATTTGTTGGCTAAATGCCGTTTACTGGGCCTAATTACAGCCAGGAACATCGCCAACTGCTCTATGCTAGTGATAGGCTCAGGTAAACGTTGTAATAAGTCGTATGAGTTATTTAGATGCATCAACCTCTCGCAAAATTCACGAGCTTGCAACAATTCCCACAATGGTTCGGTGGCCATTAGATCAAGTAAATGCGCTTCATCTCGTATCTTTTGATACAGATGCACATTAAGAAAATCTATCTTTTGATATCCCAATCCTTCTGCAATCTTGTAATCCATGGTTGCCAAACCAGTGATGGGATTGTGCGGAATCTGGGTAACATATACTCCGCTGGGATGTCGCTTAATTTGATCGTCTTTAATAATTACCGCGGGGATATGCGGTATAACTGCCAACAGCAAATTACGATCCGGCATATCAAGATCAATATCTCCACTTTCCATTTAAAATCCCGCCTCACGTAACATGTGTTTGGCCCATTCTACATCTGCTGGATAATCATTAAACTTCTTTTTCCAAAAAGATGGATCAATCCAGGGAAACACAATAGCAGTTTGTTCATCAGTCAATGTACTTAGAAAATGCATACCACTATCACAGTTGTAAATGGTCCATGCTGTGATACGCCCTTGTGTTATTTGATAACATAGTTTGTTGCTGTTACCATAGCTGAACATATGATTAAACTGACTGCCATTTTGCTCTGCCCAGTCCTGTGCCGTTTCAATAGCCCTGGCCAACGCATCTTGTGCTGGTTCATATCGCAAATGCTGTGTTAGATACTCAGCATAAATTTTATCATGACACCACTGATCTAATTTCTTGTTCTGCTTTACCACCCATTCAATAAACTTACTTGGTGCTATAGCATTAATTGCTTTGATGTGTCTACCAAATTTTACAAAGGCAGAGTAAAATGCACTTTTGATAAAATCTTCGTATGATTTTAGTTTGGCACTGCCTTGTGTTATTTCATAGAACCGCAGATACGCATTGAGCCCAAGCTGTACGCCTATTTCTTTTTCTTGTTGCCAGCGTCGCTTGGGCTCACACAGATGAACTGCAAGAGTAGATTCTTTGCGGAATTCTTTGTCACAATATCGACATTTATTGGGCTCGGCCATGCGATTACTTAATCACAATATCATGTGCTTCCATTAACTCACTAAATTCGTCATCAGACATAATACTCAACCTCATCTCTAGGTCACTGAGTTTGTCAATTGGATAAATTTCCGATAACGCATTAATTTTCTTTGTATCGCTTTTGGTAGGTGATGGTGCTTTGATCCATTTATGATATCGTGGAGTAAGTTTATATGGTGCCACAGTAGTCATTACCAGCCACTGCAATTTTCTATGCTCTTTAGATATATCAAAGAAGTTCATGTTAGCATGTTGATTGGCCGAACGCAAATAGTAATCTGCCAGCAAATTATCACCTTGCACTGACGATGCATATCGTAATGTTAGGAATCCGCTGAACTTTTTCTTTAATTCATCAGATAGTCGATCATAAAAATCACGATCCTTGGCGTCCAGTGCAGAGCACAACGATTTTAAATCTATAGTTGGTGCTGGTGTTCTTTTTTCTGCAGGTGTTTTACTTTTCTTTGGTTTTGTCATTTGGTTTACTTAGATAATAAAACATTTTAACACGTTCTAATTCATCACGCAACCCAGGATTTGTCAGGGCTGCTCTACGTATTTCACTCCAGAGTTTATCATCCATGATATGGTCTCTTAACGGTCTTCCATCAGATGTTCTCTTGTCATACTCCCAACCAATTTCTTGCCGCGTACTAGGGTCAGCACCAAACTCTCTGGCATAAGTTATACCGTCTGCTTGTTCATAAATGTATGTTGCTCCTGGTATTAGATTTCCCATAGTTACCACGCTTTGTTTATATCAACTATCTCGCACTGCCGGCTGACATCCTTGATAAAAAACGCACATACCGGTTTTTCACCATCAGTTAATGGCACAGCAAGTAATTGATTGTTTTTTAACTTGGGAAAGTACCACTTTACATCTTGATATATTTCTAGTATCTCAATCTTTGCAAATGCTGGTCTGAAGCTACCCATGGGGTTGAGTGTAAATGCACTAAATCCACGGTCATTGATTGACGTTAGCGGAACGATTTCTAAGTCACCTACTTCAGCCTCTCCAATTAATATTTGCCAATCTACTGGCATTTTTAAAACATGGGTTCCAATACGTATTACCAATGCTGGTGCATTAAAACTTTCCAAGAATATTAACGGCATGAAAAAGTAATCGGGATTCTTGGGATTACTATTATCCAAAACGCAAAATCTTAAATCGTCTATCTCGTCTGGTATGCTGTCTAATTCATATGATATGTTGTCGTTAGTTAAAAGTTTCATGCAGGGTGTGGTCCTTTTTTATATTCTATACTGTTACTTCTGTAATGTCAACACCATGTAGCCTTCTTTATGTTGAAATTATAATTAGCTTCTTTGTAAAACTGTTTGCGTTTGGTAAGATGTCGTTTGGCAAACTTACAGGTACTTGCAATGTCCCAGATATTAACAAAATCTTTGTCACCTGATTTACGCAATCCGCGCCCTATGCTTTGTATTACACGCACAAAACTCTTGCCTGGTTCAATCAAAACAACATTGAACAATCTGGGTACGTTAATACCCACTGCGGCAATGCCATATGTGGCAATAATGGTCTTGTTATCGTTAACAGCCACTTCATCATATTGCTCTTTTCGATCTACGTCTTTGGTGACACCGCTGATGAATACGCTATTGGGTATATACTGTTCCAACATCTTGCCAGCCTGAATCCGATCAATCAACACCAATGTATTGCCAGTTTCGGCGATCTCTGCTATCACGCTGGCGATATATTTAATGCGATCTTCGTTAGTAGTCAAATATTGTAGCTCTTTCTGATACTCTTTATACTCGCCGTGATCCTGTAATTGGATAATATTAACTTCACAGTTGGCCAATACTCCTTGATCTTGTAGTTCACTAGCAGATAACTTACCAACTACCTCGCCCAAACTAACCCTAAGAGCAAAAAACTCAAATGGTTCTTTGGGTATAGTACCTGTCAATCCCCAGCGTATAGGAATCATTCCCATTACACCAGTTAACATGGTCTTCAACACTTCAGCTTTGGCCATGTGAACTTCGTCTACCATGATACAAACAACACCCGCCAAGAAATCCTGTATGGTTACTTCTGCTACACCATTCTTGGTGTTCTTGAACATGTTATTTAGGCTTTGCCATGTACAAATGGTATGGGTCTTGTTAAATTCTTTTCGATCACCAAAATATACACCTACATCTAATCCCAGATTTTTATAGTCAGCTTCAGTTTGTGTAACCAAGCTCTTGTTGGGCACAATAACGATGGTACGTCCGTATGGTTCACATCGATGACTTAGCACAGATGTGATTAGAGTTTTGCCGGCGCCGGTGGCTACCTCTTGCAAGCATTGCGGATTGGCAAAGAAGTTATTGATCACATCTACTTGATAGTCACGAAGTTTAATAGGTTGGCCAGCATCAGGATGACCAATGGGCCAGGTTTTGTGGCTATAACTATCTTCTACTACTTTTTCAAACGCAAACTCACGGCGATAGTCACGCTGATCAATTAGCTCAAATTTATACCCTTGCTGATCCAGGTAAGCGAGAATGTCTGGCAACAGGTTAATATAACTACTGCCACCCAACGTAAAGAAGGATACCTTACCATCCCATCTGCCCAGTCTAACTGCGGGCAAATGTCGTGCGTAAGGTAACTCAAAACTAAATTTCTTTACTAGATTTTTTCTAGTAGTTAAATCTAATCCCTGTAATGTGACATTGACTTCATCTTTAATTAGTATCTTTGTTTGCACTAGCTTCCTTGTTAATATACCAGATGTTGTTTGTGGTGTTAAACAACAAATGCCAATCTAAATTGTAGTTATCAGTTATAATTAACGCATTTTCCGTTGGTATTGGTAACGGTAACGGTACCCCAAACATTCCACCGCTACTGTTGCAAGTATAGTGATATACGTGCTCACTGTCAACCGCTATACCTTCGTCTAGTGTAATTGTAGCCCTTGGCGGAGGGTCGGTTATTACTATTACTGGTCCTTTTCCGGTCAGCTGACAATAAGTTTTGGCTGTATCTATATAATTATCCCGATGCATTTTTATTGTTCTAGAAATCATAAGTGAAAATAACATACCAGGATCAGGATAATTTTGCAGTAATCGATATAATTCTCTGGTTGTATTGAGAGGTAGTTTGTAATTGTATAGCCAAGAACGATCACATAATTTTATCAACCCAGTTATGTCTTTTTCTGCTAAATGATCTGTCAGTTCAGTTGCACCATTTTTAAAGGTGCAGTCTGCTTGCAGAGTAGGTGCAAACATTTCTTCAGTAGTATCAGATTTAAATTTTTCCAGTTTACTGTGCAGCTCGCACACTTCAGCACCAATAGCAAAATTATGTTTTTTGGCGAAGCACATGACAAAATCTAGATTATGTTCGCTGGGATAGATTACCCAACTATGCGATTCCTTACTCCACGAAAACTTACCTTGTTTACCCTTATTTGCTTCCAGTTCATTAATCAATTCTTGATTAAAATTAAATGCCAAGTGTAAGTAGCCGTCAGAGGCCTGTATTACATGTTTGATTTGTTCTACTTCACGTATCTGAAATAGTAGCGGTACTGAATCTAAATTATCTATAGTCACATTCCATTTTGATAATTGTTTTCTGTATTTGGTTACTAATAATCTGGCAAGGTCTACCTGCTTGGCGGTAAATCCCAGTCGTCTAACTTTGACCTGCAATGCAAGATTTCGTATCGGAGCGCGATCAAATCTACTTAACCTGATCATATTTTCTACGGTGATACCGGGTACAGAAATGTCGCTTAAGTTATGCAAGTAAACAATATAATCTTCTAGATAGATAGGATGCTTCATGGTGTAAGCATACACGATATAGAACACTTAGTCAAAAAAAGGGGACTCGAAAGTCCCCTTTAAAAAACCACCGCTAGGAGCGAGTAAGCAGTGGGTACAACACCAATATATATGCTACAATTCTGAGCTGTGAAAATTATGCATTACGCATACAGGTGGACTCAGCCATTGCTTTCCACTTCATCGGAAAGCTCTTGTAAAGCTCGGACACTTTAACTGCCATACGCAAGCTCATCTCACGCAAGCGGTTTTGGTTTGTGTCCATGAAGTCAATAATCTCAGCTTGACCCACTTCACCAATGTCATAGTCGCTAAACAATTCGCCAGTGCGAGCAACCTGTTTGATGCGAAGCAGTTTGTCACGCATTGTGTTCAACGTCAGGTCCAAGTAGTGGCAACGTGACTGCAATGCATCCAAGTGATCACGCAATTTCTGCGACTTCATTTGGTCAAACTTCAGGTTGGTAATGAAAATCACCGTGCCTTTGAAGTCAAACGTGCTGGGAATGCCTTCGCTACGCAACATATGGCTATCGGACAACCAGCTGATACGGCGGCGCTTACCGGAATCCAATGCACCTTTGAGCAAGTTCAACGCAACATCATCCAACAAGATGCTGTCGCAGTCATCAAACACCAGCACACAGCCTTCATCGCTGAATTTGTAGAGCTGGGTATACAGACCCAATGCAGTGGTGCTACCTTTGATAACTTCGCTCTTGACCCGCTTGCCTGAAATCTTGTCAAACAGTGAGGCTTTTTCCAGCTCACGCTCAACACCGTAGCTCTTGCCCACGCCCGGAGGACCGGACACAATCATGGCACGAATGTCACCACTCACAGCGGCTTTGGTCATGTCGTCCAAAATCTCAAAGCGGTTGGCAATACGGGTCATTATTTCTTCGTCCGTTTCTTCCACAACAACCGGTGCCACGACTTTAGTATCCTTCAATTTTACATCTCCCATAGTTTGCACTGCATCACGTTCATTGGCAATCTGGTAATCACTCATGCCAGACACTTTAATACGAAAAATTTTGGGGTAACCGGAATACATACCCGCATTATTGACTACAACAAAACCACCGCCTGCGGCGTAGGGTTGATATTCAGTATTCAATTCAAACACTTGACCCGAAACATCGTTGTTGCGATAAGTACCTGCATTAATACGGATAAATGTAGTCATTTGCTTCGCTCCTTAATTATTAACTTATGTGTCTATTATACGCTTTTTGACGGAAAAGTCAAGCGTTTTTTATGCTTTGTAAGTGCTTGATTCTATTAGATAAACTTCACACACGGGGGAATCCTACGGTTCAAATTGCGGATTTTACCCATGGTTTCCATCAACTGCTCTTGCAAAATCGTGTGGGCGACACCAGTGCAGGCCGCCATGCCTGTTTGCAGACGCATCGCTTGAGCAACCAAGTCCTGTTTCTTTTGCACTTTTTTGGCATGTTCCGCCGGAACCATCGCTTGCCTACCACCAACTGTCATTTGCACATAATTTTGCATTTGTTGCTCCTTGTTATCTAACTGTATGTAGCTATTATACAGTAATTGACCAAGAAGTCAACCAAAATAAACAACAATAAAACTCAATGAAATCATTAAGTTACTTGGCTATATGCCACGCTTCCACGGCCTTTTCAGGAGTTCCAACGGTAAGATCCACAAGTAAACGATAGTGATCCCATGCTTCTTGCAAGGATGCGTTACTTGTTGCAGGGCTAGGCAACACATCAGCCCAAACACAATCTGGCTGAACACTGCCCCTGTGTGTACCATGAATGCGTGGCTGGTGAATTTTACCAGTATCCCAAAGGTGCAATGCTATTGTGTTACATTCTTTTTCATCCAACCCAAGTAAATAATCCGCACGATACCGGTAGTCTTCTATAATTGCCTCAACTTGCTCACGAGCTTCGATCCGGGTGCTGGCAACAATGACTATGACATCCTCTATTTTTACTTTGCCTTGAACAATATCGCGCACACATTGACCAAAACTAAATCCTATTTTCATATCTTATCCGTTCAGGCTATTAAAATGCGTAGGGGTCATTACTCGTGTTGCGTTATGATTGCAAGCATTAACCATACGATATCCATTTGTATCGTAGTCATTGATGCATTGCCGCCATTCGTTTAGTAATCGTTGCTCAAGTTCTTTAAGCCAGTTTGCTCTCCAACTATCCTCTGTGGAATCAAGTAACGCTAATTTGTCGCGAACAGAATCTAACCGTTTGCCCAATACTTCAAGCTCATTGAGGTTCTTTTTTTGATGTGTCATCTGCATTTGCGATATCCTTGACAAATTTGATGGTTTTACGGAGGGTGTCAAATACATATTCGTCAGCTTCATCGTCGTTATTTACTGTGACAACAAAGCCGTTATTGACTTTACGCATTTCTAGACTAGAAAACATAATGATCCTTGGTTAGAGTTAATGAACAATATACACACTATAACATCTAATGCGCCACAAGTCAATCGCATGATCATCAAAATTAAATTAGTGGTACGATTCTGCCAGTGGCATCATAGATCAAATTCTCTAGCATACGCATTGCTTGGTCATTCTTTTTAAGAGCAAATGCATCAGCAATTTGATTTATCGCAGTGACCGATCCAGTGGATGAGTATAACTTACGTCGGTTAAATTCATTCACCAACTCAGCATCATCAAAATCTTCAATATCAACCTCAACCTCAATTTCTTTGTATATACTAACGCTCATGATGTCTCCTTAAAGGTCTGCGGTAAGTTCTTTAACTATTGTCGCTACTGATTTAATGGATGAAATATTATCTATTGCTTTGCCAGCAAATAGCAATCCCTTACTGGAACTATCTCGTCCGATAAGTAATCCCCTAGTATGATTTGCATCTTCATCCGGGATAGGAGTGAATATTATGGCATTTTGCTTGCTAACTCCAATATTTCGAACATCTGCAAAAGATTTTTCAATCATTGCCAATTTCTTTTCATAATTAATACAAGATTCTTCTGATAATGCAAATACCGTGCCTAGACCCACTGCCACTGCTCCAGCATCTAAATATTGTCGTATTTCGGCAGAGGTTGAAATCCCACCTGTTACAATTATAGGTAAATCAGGATTCAGCATTTGTAGTTGAGAAAGACGACTAGATAATGGAACCCCGTCATTGACGACCCTGGATGCTCCCTCAGGTCCCTTTATGTCAATAGCATCTACAAGATGTAGATATTCCGCCCCTCTGGAACGAGTACTAATACGTTTAACAATTATTTTAATGTTTTTCTTTTTTAAACTACTTAAAGCCAATTCCTCAGCCACGGTTTTTATATCATCTATCAGTTGTAAATGAGTTACATTATAAGTTAAAATTACATCTATCAGTTCTGGTGATAATTGAGCAGGGCTTACTGCCAATATCAAATCAGTGAAATTACCAGCACCATTATTAAATTTTTCCAACTCAACCACAGTTTCCGACAAAGCACTAAATGATGCTATTAAACTTGGTATTATACCAGCTGTATGTGCGGCTAATGCTAACTTGGCATCTGACACCTTGTTCATTGGTGTACATATAATCGGATACTTTGTATTAAAAAATGGCATATAACTTCCTTAAATGGTGGGCCTTGTTGGACTCGAACCAACGACCCAGCGATTATGAGTCGCTTGCTCTAACCAACTGAGCTAAAGGCCCGATTTCTTATAATGCTGGTTCTATGTCTGCCAACAACGGATGTTGCTTTTGCTCTGCATGAAGTCTAATTTGTAGTCCACGAGTTTCTGCAATATCTTTTGGATATATACCTGCGGCCGCTTTGCCCTTTTCATGAACATCTTTTGCTACTTGAAAAGCCTTTTCTTCAGATAAATTACATACCCCACACAATACACTTACAACAAAGTCAAATGGAGTAAAGTCATCATTGTGTAACATCACCGCATATAGCGGTGGTGGTACCACTTTTTGAGTATCCTTGACTGGTTCTTTAAGCTCTGACATATTCCGTACCTTATCAACAGTTGAGTATTCTGTATTATACAACAGCTCTTGGTAAAAAGCAAGTGGGTTTAATGAAATTGTGTGTCAGTATCATTCTTTATGATGAATTGATGTTGAATATTGTCTAATTGTGGTATTAGATTCCAAAAATCATCCACAATTCCAGCCAACAACATTGATGGGAAACACCAAACTCTCCATCCTGCGATATGCTTTTCTGCAATAGCATATAGCTTACCATGTCTAAAAACCAACTCAGTATTATCTCTGCCTGACTGTACTGTGTATTTTTTCATGTGTGTAGTGTAAGTTATTAGTAACGTGAAGTCAACTACCGTTGTTCTCTGCCAACCCCTTTTGGACCACTAATTTTTCCTTTGCCTGCAAACTTTGCATTGGTAGGTGGTGCAATCTTAATACGTTTTCCTGGCAATGGTGTTGGCGTTGCCCTGCCCGCTGCCCCCGCTGGATATGAGTTAGCGTCAGCACCTGCTTCGGCATCTGCACCTGCTCCACCAGTTACAAATGTTATCTTAGGCATAGCTTCTTGTTCTGGGCCATATATATTAGGCATATCTACTCTGAGTATATCTGCAACTTTGTGTGCATCATCGAACGAGATAACTTGCTTGTTGCCAACATCCATTAACATCATTGCATCAAATTTTGTAATTGTTTTGTAATTCTCAAAACTCAATAGACCCCATTCACGTTTAATTCCTGCTATATCACCGGATACAATTTGTTTCTCTAACGCAGATGAATTAGTGACAAATTTAAATGTTGAGTCAACTACTGCTTTGGCAATCTTTTTTATTGCCGTTGGTTCTAATGTTGGGCGGATTGTGGTTACCCACGGCTTGACAGATAATCTATCACCAACGGTAACCCCGTTTATTTCCAATTCTCTTTTAATTGACTGCATATCGTATTGAGCTTTTCTGCCAGCCGTCCATCGACCACCAGCTACTTGTTTGGCTTTTAACTCTATATTTTGGCCGTTAATTTGAATGTCACCAGGAGTACTGTCACTACCAGAAAATTTAATATTAGGACTTAGCAGAGCTAGAGCCAGTTCTCCCGGGCCCACTCCCATCGGAGCAAGTGGTATTAGGTTTAAAAATACTCTCATCGCAAACCCAGTGTCGGTTAAAATCTCATCAAACGATACTGCGACACCCTGTTTAAGTATAGCAGGAATGTTGATAAACCCTTTGTGATAATTGTCTAAAAATACTTGTTTTTCTTTCAACGTACCATCAGTGTTGTTTATAGTCTGTGCTAATTGCCGCATGAATTTCTTAGCATCTTCATCACTAGATAACACTGAGGTCAATTTAGTATCCAAGTTATTTTTTTCTAAAACCTGCAGGATTCTATCCAATAATGCTGGATCTGATTCCGCCTTGACTTTGGAGATTATCTCCTTTTTTACGTCAGCAGGTGCTTGTGTTTCCGCTTCATATATCAAATCTATTAACTCGCGCATAGGATACCTTTTAATGATAGTGTATTTATTATGGAATTTGATTATCCAACTATTCATTATAAGTTAATATTTTATGTTGCGACCGCACATAAATAACAGCACAACCAAAGGAAATATATATGAGTAAACACATTACTAGCATACCAACAGCAATTTTTAATATTTTTGTTACAATAGCAAATAGTATCAGTACTGCCAAAAAAGCGGCGAGCACTTACCACTTTACTGGCAATATTCAAGCTACCAAAGACGTTATCCAAGCCAATAAGTAACAATCTTGTCCTCAACCTCGTGAGGTTTAGGACGACCATGGAATACTATGGCCCTACTGTTAGGGCCATAATTTTTCTGCATTAGATATTCCCACTTGTAACTAACTGCATATTCCGCCGGATACCATTGGCGATCAGTAGCATATTTATGAATGAAATCTTGATCACCATGCATGGTATTGACGTATTGCGATTGTGCTGAGTTAAACTGCTTCCACAACAAGGTATACTTGCTATGCGGCCAACTCATAATGCTACTATTACTTAGATTGATGTTGGGGATTCTTGCACGGTTAAAATCATGTATAATGTGTAACTGATCAGTCTGCGGTATAAACACAGACAAATCACCAGTATAAATAATATCTAAATCAAAATAAAGTATCTGTCCTGATAGTTTAGACTCTGGACTAAACATCCAGATCTTATGCCACCAGGGTTTGATATACTTGGTATCAGGTACATATATAACCCGACCCATTGCAGATAGCTCTGTATCTAAATCACGACGATTCGTCAAGATGTTAAATGTGTGTGGTACTGGAAGGTATTTTTCTGTGGCGTTTTTTAGATTACGAACATAAGAAATGTCATAAGCATCGCCCCAGAATAAACAAACTACGTTAATTGCTTCCACCAACCGTTTCTCGTTGGATATCGTTGTGATCAAGTTCAGCGGCCCAATACAATTCAAATGCAACAGTATCCACCAATGCTTCAAATTGATGGAACTCGCCCGGTGCTACTGCTGTAAAGTCACCTGGGCCAAGAATAGTTTCATCTACTAAATCATAATTGGTTTTCCAAACTTTAATCTTTAATGATCCACTCTCTACAAAAAATCCATTCCACTTGTGTGAGTGTTTGTGTTTACTGCAGAACGCACCTTCATTTGCTTCAATGCGGTGAAATTCTACCACAGCATTGGCATGAACCAATTCGGTCATACCCCAAACTTTTCCAGATTTAATTCCCATGATGTCCTCTATTTGCGTTCAATATCATCTTCAATACACTGCTCGCCATACTGAATTTCAATAATTTTCAGTGGATCTGTTGTGTTGTTTTTCAATTGATGCCACTCATTTGTTTCTATAGGTATAGTTTTAAATTTCTCATACACCCCCTTGGTTTCACAATCAGTAGTACGATTGTCAATAGTATTAACTGTGGCAGTCCCTTCAGATACAAACCAAAATTCAGCACGATCTTTATGACGTTGCATTGATAGTGATTGCCCAGGGTCAACTGTTAGCTCTTTTAATTTAACTGCTTGACTGGGTTCATGTAATACACGATAGTATCCCCAGGGACGGATAGTTTTAGGTGCTTTCCATTCTTGTAAAATCCAACTACTGGAATTCATCTTGTTTTTACCACCCACACCAAATTTGAATTCTATATTGTCGTCTTGAAATGACATCTCAGGAATATTAGTTTTAGTACGATCACCGCCGTTGGCAAATATAATTTTATCCTGTGGATAACTTTGTCGTGTCATCAGGATCGCCGCGTTTGCACTATTATCTGAATCGTCAAAATTAATAACAAAATCAACGCCTACTATATTACGCAATATACATGCTCGTTCACTTAACGGCATGAATGCTTGCCCTTTTTTCCGTTTAAGCCAACTGTCTGAATTGACTCCTACTACTAGTATATCACCCAATGCTTTAGCTGCCTTGAAATATTCAATATGTCCTGAGTGTATTGGATCGAATCCTCCAGTAACTAATACAATTTTTTTCATAAAATCCTCTTGAGTTGCATTACATTATATATGTAAACATCAGCATAAGCAAGAATAATTTACTCATTTTGGTGGAAGTTAAATACTAGCATGACATTGATAAACGAAACATATAGGCAACAATTGCAGGAATTACATCAAAATCCAAAGAAGTTTGGCCGCTCTGGTGAGAAGAAGTTTAGTATAGTTAAATCGTTTATTGAAGAATACAGACCAACATCATTGATAGACTTTGGATGTAGCCAAGGCGAATTGTTACCCATCTTGACTGAGCGATATAACATCAATGCAATGGGATATGATCCGGGTGTTCCAAAATTTGAGGTGTTTCCTACTGATGTGGTTGACTGTTTGACATCCACTGATGTGTTAGAACACGTTGAGCCAGAAATGCTGGATGATACGCTCAAAGCTATCAGTAACATGTTTACTAAATCAGCATTTTTGTTAATCGCCAGTTACCCGGCCAAAAAGAGTTTGCCGGATGGGAGAAATGCACATTTAATAATTGAAAGTTTTGACTGGTGGAAAACTAAATTAAAGGCATGCATTGCTGGCAACATAGTTAAATCACTTTCCACTGAGGTAGTTAAAGCACCCAAAAAAGGGCCACAGATCACCGGATACAATTTTACTTTTGTGATTGAAAAATGACATCAACTTATTATAATGAATCTGTAAAGCAAGGGATGCATTTTCAAAATACCAATCCTAAAAATTGGAATGGATATGATGTTGTAAAATATCAAAAACACATTAAAGATCTAGTAGTACGATTTAATGCCAAGACTATTTTGGATTACGGCTGTGGCAAAGGATTGCAATATACCGATCCACTTCCGTATGGTGATAAAAAGATTTGGACTACATTTGATAAATGGTTGGAGGTTACTGTATACAAGTATGATCCCTGTGTGAATGCATTTAGCACACCCCCGCCCGACAATATGAAGTTTGATGGGGTTATTTGTAGTCAAGTATTACAGACCATACCAGACCAAGACTTAACTTGGGTGTCAGAAAAACTATTATCACATACTGATAAATTTTGTTTTGTTAGTTTAAATTTTCAAAAGGCAGCAAAAAAGAAGAAGTTTATATATGACGCTGAAAGTTTTAAACACCCACGCACTAGAGAATTTTTCAAAGGGTATTTTAATGCTTGGCCCAAAGAAAAATTATTCTGGTGGTGGAAAGATAGAATGCATTATGATAGTTGGATTGACGATCAGTTAACTGGCAAGTGGACTGATTTGCCTAGTGCATGGAACGGCAATTACTCTTACGTTGAAAAAATATACGAGAACTAATATGAAAATTTTTATTGGATATGATGCCAGAGAAGATATTGCTTATCAAGTATGCAAATACTCTATTGAAAGCAGAAACCCTGATGCAGAAGTCGTTAAACTAAAACAAAAGGAACTCAAGGCTGCTGGATTGTATTGGCGTGAGAAAGATCCGCTGAGTTCAACTGAGTTTACCTTCAGTCGTTTCTTAGTACCTGTTATGACCGAGTATCAAGGATGGGCTATATTTTGTGACTGTGACTTTTTATGGCAAATAGATCCAGCAGAGATTATGAAGTATGCTGATGACAAATATGCAGTTATGGTTGTTAAACATGATTATACTCCGCCTGAAGGCGTAAAAATGGATGGGCAAAAGCAGTTACCCTATCCAAGAAAAAATTGGAGTTCCATGATATTGTGGAACTGTGCTCATCCAGCAAATAAACAACTTACACCTGAAATTGTTAATACAGAATCTGGACAATACTTACATCGGTTTAGTTGGTTAAAGGATGAGGAGATTGGTGAATTGGGGAAAGAGTGGAATTGGTTAGTTAATCATTATCATGAACCGCAGGACGGATCACCAGTAGCAATACATTACACTGAAGGTGGTCCCTGGTTCAATAACTATCATCATTGCGAATATGGTTATCATTGGGCCATTGAGCAGGAGCAATACTTAAACAGTTTGGAACCAAAGATACAAAATACGTCATTGTTTAATTGTTTACCTACCGACATAGAACTACTGTTTAATAATATTTTAAAATATCGAGTTGACCCCCTGGGAGAATACTATGACATTACCCGAGAGTCAATTGACAAGGAAATAGATATGATAAACACCAACAAAATTAATGCTATTGATTCAGAATTTAGATACGAACGTAAAGGTGCCAAATACGATCCTACATTACAAAGTTTTGTACAAGGCTGTGGTGGGCAAATTTCAACTTGGGATCGTGTCAGTAACTCTGCTACTCCAGTTGTGATACGTGGTATTACTAAACGAAAAGAAATGCAGGCCTGTCGTAATGCTGGACGTGATTTTTATTATATAGATACTGGCTATTTTGGCAACGGTAGACATAAGACTTATCACAGAATTACATTAAACGATGTTCAATATTTTGGTCCCATTAAAGATAGACCAACTGATCGGTTGGATCGCACCAACGTACAATTTCACAAGTTTACTTCTGGTCGCAACATCCTACTAGCACCGCCAAGTCAAAAGTTATTAAATTTATATGACATTAACTTAGAGGAATGGATGGATCAAACTATATCAGAAATAAAGAAATATACTGATCGTCCCATTGTTGTACGTACCAAACAAGGCAGGTCAGTTCGTACATCTACAGATACTATGGAGATGGCATTATCACGTGATGTACATTGTTTGGTTACTTACACTAGTATTGCGGCTGGTGAAGCATTGTTATTTGGTAAGCCAGCTATTACGTTAGGTCCAAATGCAGCCGCACCACTGTGTAGTCATAGCATCAGTGAAATTGAAAATTTAGCTGTTCCTACTGTTGATGAAGTTCGCCGTTGGGCGGCACATTTAGCATATTGTCAATTTAATGAAACAGAGATGAAGGATGGTACCGCTTGGAGAATATTGACGAATGCTTGATTGTATAGTATATGTAAGCAGTGTTCTTAATCCCAGAAAACATCCTAGAAAAACTAATTGCTTAGAAAGTTTTGCTACTGGTGTCAAGGCACTGGGGTATTCTATCCGCACCGAGTGGGAATATCAATACCAACCCAGCAAGCTGGCAGTAATACTGGGATGGGCTACACATAATACCGGTGGGCAAAATATTGCATTGCGTAAGCAGATAATACAAGAGCAACAAGCACTGGGATTACATACTATGTGCATTGATGCCAGTTGTTGGAAGTATTTAGATAAGGATAGCAGTTATTTGCGATATAGTCTAGGTGGTCCATTTTATGATCAAGCTGAATATGCCAACCATAAGTCAACTGATGAGAAGTGGTTAGAGATCAGTCAAGCATTGAGGATTACGTTAGACCCAATCCAGCAATCAGATAATGGACATATTTTAATCTGTATGCAACGCAATGGTGGATTTGCAATGAAAAATCTAAATCCTATCCATTGGCTACAGGGTAAGATATCGCAGATACGCCAAATAACCAATCGCAAAATTAAAGTACGACCACATCCTGGTGCTTATTACATAGAAGAATTTCTTGGAGTACCAGAGTTAGAAAATTATGATATTGATCTAATAGACCCAACTACCAGATCGCTTGAAGAAGATTTGCAAAATGCTCATGCGGCAATCTTTTTTAATAGCTCTGCATCAGTTGCCGCAGTGTGTGCTGGTATACCAATTTTTGTAGATGATGCTAGTTGTGTTGCGTGGAAGGTAGCTAATACCGACATTAATAATATTGAAACTCCGGCGGTGTACCAACGAGAACAATGGTTATATGATTTGGCCGCCGCACATTGGACTGACGCAGATGCAAAAAGTGGTAGAATTTATCAAAAATTCTTGCCTTACTTGACTTAACCAGCCCACCCCATCACAATATCGTTCTTGACTTGATCTAACTGCCTGGCTCCCCAGCTACGCAACAAGGCTATGGCCTCTCCCTGATCTACTATGCCAGTATCAGTATGAAACTTTTGTTCTACTACAATAATTGGGCGGTATTTACGAATACATTGTTCACCACCACGCAGTATTTTAAACTCATACCCCTCACAATCAATTTTAACATATTCAAATTTAGGTAAATCTAAACTATCCAATGTCTGCATCTTGATACTGCCATTTCCCATACTGGCTGGATCTACATGACTATGTCCAGTATTTTCAGGAGTAATGATCATGTCAATCATACTTGCTGATTCCCCCAATGCACAATCATAAATTTGTAAATTATCTGTAGTTACGTTTTTACGTAAACAATCTCTAAACTCTGCCACTGGTTCAATAGCAATTACTTGATTAAAGAACCCGCACAAATCTCTGGTCCATAGTCCCACATTGGCACCAATATCCAATGCCAAGTTACGATGCAGACAATGTTGTATACTGATTCTCCGTACTGGTTCTTGGTATACTGGTTGATTTCCTTTGGCTACATTCTTATCCAACATCTTGGCAAAGTGAGTATCGCAGTCTGGGAACCAAAACCCATGAGATTGTTTCATTTTAATGTATTCCAGTATTTGCTTTTACGTGGTACTTTTAGGTCATCAAGATTACTATGCCCTGAATCTTTCCGTTTACCTTTGAGATGATCCAAATACTCGCCCCACTCACTGTTAATCAATGGGTGTCCTTCTCCCAAACTGTTTCCTTTGTTTGGTCTTAGATCTATCAGCATTTCACACCAATCATGTTGTTTCAATCCTGGTATACGGTTACGGACAGAATCAAAAACAAAACTGTCGTGCCACTCAGCTAACAAAAAGATACCATTTTCAGCATCATCATATACACGTTGAAATTCTCGTAGGAATTTGTTAGTATGTTCTGTATGTAACTTCATTGAGTATAATCCGCATTCAGAATATTTTCCTTTTCTACCAAGGAAACACAAATCCTTATCTGATAAGATCAACCCCTGTATCTGCTCTGTACTGATATTACTATGGCATATAGTGTCAGCATCCATCCATATTAACGTATCAGCATCGCAATGTGTGGCACAATGAAATATTGAATATACTTTGTGTGCAAAGCGGATAGCATGCCATTTAAATCCTTTACCAGCATCACGTCGCATAGATCTAACTGGATCAGCAGTTACATCTCCATTGGCTTTGGGAACATTGTGCCAACGTTGTTTAAAGGCCGCCAATTCCTGACTGGATTCTTCTAAGTTTCTTACTATTAGGTTGGGTGCTGATTCCTGTACTGAACAATTCTCAGCATAAGCATAGAGTATAACATCTTTGGGCCAAGTTTCCAAAAAGGTAGCAATCATGCGCTTGGCGTAAGTATCGTATCCAGCTTGATTGAATGTAGTTACTACGGCGTAAGTCATAAAGATATTTATAATGATTTTAGTTGACGTAAATAATTGACTATGCAGATTTCCTACTTTCCAGATCAAATTAGCCTTGCTGGCCGTCCAATTATGGAGAAGTTTATTGAAACGGTTAGAAAGACTGATGCCATAAAACTTAACGACATGAACTGTGATGCAGTAGTGATCTGGAGTGTATTATGGCAAGGGCGAATGATTAAGAATCAACAAGTTTATAATCATTATCGCGATGCTGGTAAACCTGTTATTATTCTTGAGACCGGAAATTTAATAAGAGGTGAAACTTTTAAAGTATGTATTAACAATATAAATGGGTTGGGGCAACATGCGATACCTGACGAACTTGACTTAACTCGTATAAGCAAATTTACAGGTGTTACCTCTCCAATTGTGCGTGGTGACAACATAATGATATGTACCCAACAGGACAAGAGCTTGTTGTGGAAGGGTCAAATACCTGCATTGCATTGGGTGGAAAAGACATTGGATACTGTTAGGAGATTTAGTCGCAAGCCGGTAATTGTTCGTGTACATCCAAAACATCGCGGTATGGATTTACATTACTTGACCCGCAAGTACAAGAATGTAATTTTACAAACACCAGAAGTTACAAATGATGTTGCTGACTTTACAAAATCTTTAAAATCAGTCTGGTGTGTTGTCAATCACAATAGCGGGTGTGCGGTAGAGGCAGCCATGCATTCCATTCCAGTATTTTGCGATGGTAGCAGTTTGGCTGGCAAGTTATCAAATCTAAACCTTAAAGATATCGAATCAGCTGTCTGTAAAACCACCCAATCTTGGATGGACTTTGTTGTTCATACTGAATGGTTTGCGGATGAAATTGAGCAAGGTATTCCGTGGAAGATTTTACGGAATAAACTTACTTAATTCCAAGACTTTTTCTGATTTTGGTAGCACTAATATCAGTTATCTTTTCATCAAACGTTTCTTCTCCGCTTGTATACCCAACACCACGACCCCAACCAATGTGTACAATGTTCGGTACCACTTGTATATCGTATAATCCTTGATACAATGGATCTAAGTCTTGTTTAATAAAGCTCTTAACTTTGTTTACTTCAAACGGATTGCTACCTTGCCATCCTTGTACATCACGTACTTGAATAATAACTTGACCGGTTCGCTTCAATAGGCGCTCAAATAATGCACGATGTCCATCGTGCCATGGTTGCCAGCGGCCCAACATCTGTACTGTTTCTTTTTTCCAATCAAACACAGGCCGACGTCGATTCTCGATCATGTGTTCAGAAATAAAGTCTGCCCACTTCTCTGCGTTTTGTTCGTTAATACGGAAGTCATATAACTCGGGCTCAACAAACATTGCATTCGTATCTGCATAACGGCCTTCACGGATAGTATCCATCCACACAGTCCAATCTGCTTTAAAGTTATTACGCATTTCTACCAACGGAGCAACAAAGTCACATAAGGCGTAGTCTGTTCCACAAGTCTCTGCTAAGTCATACATACGTTTACTTTGACGAATACGTCCTGCTTCGCTAAAGTCCCAATCGTTAAACTGTTTACGAACTTCGTCGGCATTAAACCATGTTATAGTTTTGCCTGTTGTTTCAATTAACTTCTTTAATTCTGTTGCTAATGTTGTTTTACCTGCGCCAGGTAAGCCCATAATTAATATACGTTGTGTCATGATAGTACCTTTATATTATATTGCTGTTCGAACCGATCTGCGTCATTGCGGTCATTTACCATGGGTTCGCCACGGATGTTAAGACTTGTGTTGAGTAACATAGGACATCCTGTTACAACAAACCATTTTTCCAAAAGTCGTCGAATTCCTGAATCATCACGGGGAACAGTCTGTATACGGCTCGTGCCGTCAACATGACAAATAGCAGGATAAAGATCAGGATACTTACACTTACCGACAATTTGCATATAACGGCTGTCACAAAACCCACTAGGGATATCAAAATAATCTTGAACATGCTCTTCCAAAATAACCGGTGCAAACGGTCTGAATTTCTGTCTTTGTTTAATCTCATTTACTCGATCCTTAATATCTTTGCCGCGTGGGTCTGCCAATAAACTACGATTGCCCAATGCCCTTGGTCCAAATTCTGCTCTGCCTGATGCTACTCCCACAATTCCCACACTGAGCAGAGCGTCCAGTAAGCTATTGACAGGATAACTGCCAGGAATATTATGGCCAAGAAAAGCATTAACCCAGTTAAGACGACCACCATAGGCAAGAGCACCGGCGCCAAGACTACTACCAGCATCGCCAGGACAAGGCATAATCCAAATGTTTTCAAAATATTCTCCCAATTTTCTGTTAGCTAAACAATTTAATGCCACACCACCCATATAAACTAAGTTATTGCTCCAGTTAAACTGTCTTGCCCGCGCCATGACACTGCCAATTAATTCTTCCACTAAATCTTGTGCCCCTCTTGCTAAATCTTCGTTAGAAGCATCAGGCAAATATAACGGGTCAACGCCTATATGTAAATTTTCCTTAAATCTAATATCCCAACTATTACGAATAAAATCTTGCTTAAACTGCTTGGCTAGTCCTGGTTTCCCATACGCACTCATTCCCATCAAGATGTATTCTTCATCTAATGGTTGTAAGGCTGCGCGGCCAGTAATTGCACTATAAAATAACCCAATGGAGTGCGGATAAACCTGTCTCCATAATCTTTTATACTTTGCCACGCCCTTTGGATCATACGTTGCACCCCATATACTTATAGTATCCCACTCCCCAATAGCATCTATTACTACTACAGTGGCACGATCAAATGGACTTGTTTGAAACCCGGCCGCGGCATGACTTAAGTGATGATTAAAAGAATATACACGTTCTGGATCTACCCATCCGCCTAGTTGTTTGTTTAATATTTGATGTACCGTGAGTTTATCCCACTCAACACCTTCACCGCTATATAATCTACGTAATTGTTTGGCCCATGGCCTTTCATAGTAAGCAACAATGTCTGGACCATACGGTAAAATATCATCAAGCAATCCCTGGCAGAAGTTGTGGTCATTCTTACGTTTGCTGTAGCGTTCACTATGCCCAGCAAATAATATATCACCACGGGTACTGATTACTGTTGCGGCCGCATCATGGAAACCTGCACTAATACCAAGAATATTTGACATATCAATGTTCGCCCTTGAGCAGGTTTACATACGCATTGTGTTGATACTGACAAACTAATTCACACAATTTCTTATAGTTTTGCTCAGCCACTTCTTCATTAGTGGACATCAAACTAAGTTTAAGATCTTTAATAACAAGTTCAATCTCTTGTTCTATTATAAACAGATCAACACCAACCGCTACTTTGGTAGGGTTGCCATCATTAAGCATACGATGATCAATATTGCGCCACTGTCGCCATTCCAATAGTGTATGTTCAATGTCTGCGTATGATATCACAGAGAGAAATCCTCCATACCAGCAGTTTTTAGTTTAACCAAATGACCCAACATAAAGTTTTTAGATTCCAATGCCTTCATTACTCCCAACCAACGATTACGTAGTAATGCTACTTCGTTAATCAGTGTTTCATAGTCAATGACTTCATCTTCTCCATCAACATATTTTTCAGCATCTCTGGCAGTAAGGGCACGATTGTAATTCTCAAGATATTTTTGGAAATATCCTTTGCGTAGTTTACGTAGTTGAATGTTCATATAGTTTAATACCGCTTCAATTTCTTGTAGTTGATTAAATCTACGTTCAGTAACACCAGGTAGATCTCTAATGTTACGTTCAACCACACCATTTATACTAATCTCACGTTTGGCTTCGTCTAGCTCAGCCATGTAAAAATTAATAAATTCTGGTAATTCACCAAGATCTTGGGTTACTTTGTTATACCACATAATTCCTCATATTTGATTAGCCATGGAAACACTTGTCGCCAGTTTGTATTTCTGCGTCTATCTAACTCAGTTAGATGTGTAATCAATTGTACTATCTTTTCTGTATTTTCGCAAGTACTTTGTAATTGAGACCAAATACCATTGAGATAATTAAATGCCGTAATTTCCTGTGGATTAGTTTGTTGCATTAGAGATAATGCCAATTCAAAATCAGTCCGCCAAACTTCTCCACCAAAAATTTCAGGATTATGATACGAGGGGTTAAACACTGTTTGAAAATAATGATGAATTGACCTAACTGTTCTCCATTCATTTATCTTTTTTATAAGATCAGGAAAGGTACGAATAGTCAGCGGAGTTAATGTACTATTAATGTTAAGATATACCCATTTTTCATCAAGCAATGTTTGCATATTTTTTTCAATAGTATCTAATTTAATTCCTGATCTAGCATATTCCTGTTCATCTCCCCAACAATCCAAACTTACAGTAATGTCAAATCGCTTAATACATCGTTGAATTATCATTTGTTTCACCTGTTGCAAAAATAACTGAAATTTGGCAGGTGCAAGCATTAGGTTGGTTACTAGATTTAATTCTAATTCTCTGTTGGGATGAGTTTTAAAGAAATCCACACATCTATAAAATTCTTTCTGATATAAAGGTTCACCACCCAATATATGTAATCTTCGTAATTCATTTGAGTTATTTTCAAGCCACGTAAACAACTTTTCAATATATTGTTGATTTAAATTACGATCAATTGTTTTGATAGGTATAGTTACGCCATTTTTATTAAAATTACCAAATTTGTTATTCTCACGTTCAATTTGAGAACTATTACTAGCATTACAATAAGTGCAGGATAAATTGCATGTATTATTAATAAAAACTTCAAGTATTTTTGGAGTTACAATCACTGCATTGGGAGTTACTTCCAATTCTTTGGGAGATAAATTTGGTATTGTTAAATGGTGCTGTCTGTCGCTATGTCCACCACTTTTTTCAATTTTTTCGCAGTATCTACATCCCTCATCATCATGCATATACTCCAATGGTTGTGGCCATTCTCCACGTAACATACTTTCCCGTTGTCGTATCTTCTCTTCTGTGTTATGAAATTTGTCAAAATTATCAATTGGGATAGGATGTCTACCCACACGATGACAAGATGCTGTAGTACCATCATTAAGAAATACAGTACTCCAGGTCCATTTAAGTTGACATGCAGTATCGGTTTTTATTGGGAAGTATTTGTTCACTTCGTTGCCCAGTTAATTAGCGATTGAGGAAACATAGTTAGTTCTAAAGAACGTCGTTGAGCAAATGTTGTTAAATAATTCTTAAAATTTAATCTTTGTTTTACAGATGGGATATTTGGCATAGCAGTAGTTATCATACTTTGTACTGGTGATGGAAATTTATCCAATAAGTTAAGTATTCTTTCTTTAGATTCATCATCCAATACATGGATTGATAAAAACTCCGGATCGGTACACGGTGAATATACAACGGGAGTATCGCTAGCCCAATTAATAAAGTCAGGAAGCCCGCTTAATGTAAGATTGCTTATGGTAGCATAAAATGAATATGTTACTTGTTGCTCTGTTAATACTGCAATATTACGCTGTAATCTGTCCCAGGTGTTTCCATATCTTACAAATTCATAAAGTTTATCTGTACTCTCTGCACTAATACATACATTAACTTGGCGTGGTAATAAAGACAATTCTCTCGCAAACCGGGTAGTGTCAACTCCTAGCCCTGACCAAATATTAACTTTAATATGTGATGGGATCGCTCTTACTAGATTTCTCAGTCCCAAGTAAAGAAAAGGTTCTCCACCAGTTATAGTTATTTCTTCCAAATTAGAACTAGCCGCAAGTCTATTGATCTCAGCAAATAGTAATTGAGTATTGTCTGAATTGCTAATATCTTTCTGACTAAGTTTTAACAACACTCGATCAGTATTATTTAAATCAAATCGATCATCTTGGGTATCCACTCCCACATAAGATCCGTGAGTTAGAATATCTTGCGTCCAAGCACTGCTATATTGTTTGCAACAATATACACAAGTCATATTACAATCATTACCAATGATAATGTGCAATATACGAGGCGATGCATTAATGTCAGTGTGTGTACGTAGTTGGCTTTCTGAACTTAGCCTACGACTTGTCAATCCTTGTTGTTCGGCATTCCAGCATGTAGCTGAGCAACTATCCACTTTGACATCTGACAACATTAACTTACGCTCATGTTGCAGTTCTGGTGTATTAAATAGTTTGCCTGGATTCTCACGCAACCATGATAAATTAATTTTAGCTGGAGTTGCCGCACAACAACTTAGAGTTTGAATTTTACTAATATCAACAGTCAACCACCAAAATTTCTGACTACAGTAAAAGTTGGTGGGAGACTGTATATTATTCGTCTTCTTCGTCGTCTGCATCCTCGTCCTCAGGAGCATATTCCCGTAACGATCGTTTAAGTGCTGGATCACTCCCACCAAATTCTTGTAATTCTGAATCACCCAGCATATCTACCAATACACTAATTAAACTATCGGCAGCTTCTTGACGATCTTTTTGTGGTACGTGTTGAATTAAGATTGCGTATGTCTCGCTTAATACTTCTACATCTATACTCATTCTGCGGTTTCCTTATCAGGTTGTACAGTAGCATGATGCGGATTAGCAGTAAAGTCTGCCATGACCTTATCCAGTGATTCGTCTTCATTTCGTTCCCAAGCCTTGCGGAATTGCTTGATCACTGTGCCATCTGTCAGTGTATATTTAAGACTATTTCCTTCCTTGGATAATAAACCTTTGTGCTCGAACATATCAACTAATCCAGAATAAGGGTTCATGCCCTGTTCGTATGGAATCTTAATCTGTACCGTTTCAAAAGGCTTGCTGTAGCGTGTTTTCATAATCTTACAACTTGCACGTATACCACTAACATCTGAAGTTTTGTTACCATCTTCATCTTCTTTGAGCTTGAGTTTACGCATTGCCACTACAATTGAGCTGGCATAGATAAACCCTTGTCCACCGCTGATCTTGTCATCAGGATCAAACATATCTTGGCTGGCATACGTATGGTTGGTTGCAACTAGCCCAATGTTTAAACTACCAAACATGTTAACACAATTACGAACTAGTGCGGCCAGTGCTTTGGGCTTACGACCCATGTCACCTTTCATATCGCCTGCTTCAAACTGGTTAACGTCCGTGGGAGTTAGCAACATACCCAGCGAGTCAACCACAAACAAGACCTTGGGACGTTCTATTTCTGGTAATGTTTTGTATTCTTTAACAAATTCACTGATCATCTTACCCACATCATCAATCATAGCCATATTGAGTTTGAGTAATTTATCTTCGCTAGTATCTACACCCAGTGCATGTAGCCATTTTTCATCCAATGCGTTTTCGCTATCTATTAGAATAACAAAGATATCTTGTTTCTGTGCGTTAGCTACTAGGTTACCTGAACAGATAAAACTTTTACCCGCACCTGATTCACCAGCAAATACAGTAACCTTGCCCAGTGGGATTCCTTTATGGAAATCTCCGCTGATAAGATAGTTCAATGTATAGTTGCTGGTACTGATCCAATCCGTAGGGTCGTTAAAACCAAAACTGATTCCGTCGATACTCTTGGTAATACTTTTTCTAAATTTACTTACGTCAAATGGTCTGCCCATAGTTTATTTTCCTTTTCTCAATAATTATTTTTTAATTTCAAAAACTGCATGGTTGCCGGATAACCTAACGTTACGCTCCATTATCTTCCGAGCTTCCGTTAACGTGTCCTGCCAATTACATAAATTCCCCAAAGGCCAAAACTGACCATGTGGTACTAAGCCGTGATACTTGCATAAATCCACATATTCCGCCGGCGGCGTTGATACATAAGGACGGCTTAATTGAATCCTGACATGCGACACGATGGTATTCCAGTTTACTAATTCAGCGTCAGTAACGGTGCTACTGTTAGTAAGAAACTTTTCAAAAGCACATCTGCCAAAATCTGCATAAACTAGGCTGATATGAAATTCACCCCATGGCTGATCCAAATCTTTAAATATATTCTCGTGTTGACAAAATCTAGGAGTGCGAATAGAATATGTAAATCCTTTTTCTAATAAATGTACCATTGTGTTAATATCATGAAACCGCTTTCCCGTCAACGGGTCAATTTTATCAAGCAAAAGATCAAGTTTAGGATACCGTCGAATCGCTGACACCCATTCACTATGCAATTGATTTAAATGCGATTGATCAGTATGGTCAAATGCCTCAGTCAGTTTCACCAGTAAATTACATTTTTTACAACATTTGTTAACTTGCGATATGTTAAAATATAATTCCTCCGAGATTGCCACGGTATCGACTGGCCTGATATCTGACGATATGTTACTCGACGACCAGCTATTTTCCGGATCATTAAAAATATCTACAAAAAATTCTGAGAACTCATCACTTACCGAATTTATATCAAGTGCATCACCAGATTTGGACCAAGTCATACGTAGCATTACGTAATACTTTTTCTAAATTTTGAAACATCAAATGGTCGTCCCATAGTTTATTCCTTTAATGTAATAGTGTGCGTCGTCTGCCAGACGAGTTCCAAACAAGTTTCATAAAGAAGACAACCACCGGTCAAGGTGGTTGTCTTTCCCTTTATTGCTTCTTCTGCCGACTGCGGATCATAGCTAAAATATCTTCAGCTTTTTGTCCACTTGGCTTTGGTGCCTCGCTTGGTGTCGCAACTGATACATTAGGAGTAAATGGTGGTGTAGCCTTTACTTGTGCTTCGGGTTCAGCATCATCAACCACTACGTTTGATGCGGCTGGTGTTGCTGATGCGTTGTTGCCACCAGATGTACCAGCAGGTTTGTAATACTGCCCCCAACGTTCCATGTCATATGGTTGACCATCTACACTGGCTTCAAACATTTCTTTGATGACCTTGAGTTCAACATCACCGGGCTTCTTGGGTAAGAAACTGTTGAGATCAAACAAGCCATATTTTTCAATAGCGGCCAATTCATCTTCGGTCAGTGCGCTTTCTTTACGGCTCCATTTGCTGGTGCTGTAATCGGCATAACCACCTTTGGTAGTTTTAGTAACTTGGAAGTCCAGACCACGTTCATAATCTGTAGGCATTTCTTCCATCTCTGCATCCATCAATGCACTTTTAACCAAACCAAAAATGCTTGGGCTAATAATGAATCTACGGATAGGATTTTCTGGAGTTTCTTCTCCCAACGGATCTTTACGAACAAAACCTTGGAAAACATAACTACGTTTCTTCCAATATTTGCGACCCATTTCTTTCAAACTTTCATCCTTGAACCATGGACGTACTTCTGTAAGGATCGGACAAGTTTCATTCCACATTTCCATACAAGGTACTTGAATCCAAGTAGGCTTGCTTTCTGGTTGTCCCTTGATACCAGCAAACGGCAATTTAATCATTGCACGTTCTACCCAAAAGAAAGAATTCTTAGGGTCACTGTCTGGGAGGAAACGGATTGTTGTGGTAGCACCTTCTGGGATATTCCAGTGAGCGTAAATTCCTTTATCGCCTGTGCCCTGAGTTTTTGTGTCTTGCTGTTGCAGCCTTGCTCTGATTTCTGCTAATGATGTTGCCATAGTAATTTCTCCTTTGCCTATAAATTTGCCTATGTTGCGTTGCCTGTAATACATGCCTATTGCACATACTACCCCTGTAGTATATGCTACATCTATTTAGCAAGTCAAGAGAAATTCAAACTTTTTTATCAGTTTAAGCCGCAGGTGGTGCTACTGGAGCAGGCGGTGTTACTGGAGCAGGTGGTGCTATTGGTGCCGGAGTAGCAGGTTCTGGTGATTTAATTTGAGGATATTTTTTCAATATTAGATCAATTTTACTAACATAAGTTTTTCCAGCATCAGAAGTTTTAAGTTGGTTCAATAAATTGGCCATATTTGCCAATTCATCATCGTCTGCTTTCATACTTTGTGGTTTGGCGGCAAGTTGCAACAGTCTGTTTATAATTAATGGTCTTGCATCAAAGTCTGGTTGTGTATCTGCTTTGGATGCCAGCGCATCAAATAACTCATCATCACCAAATAAGTCACCCAATGCATTGGTAGCATTGTCAGAATCTGGACCTAGTTCCAATGGTGAAGCCATTAATTTAATAAATTTGTCTACTTGTTTTTCACTGAGTGGTAACTCCCAGGTACCTTCGTCTAATTGCGATTCAGCCACACCTTGTTCAACTATGCTATGATTTTTTTTTACGATGTCTTTGATTTCTTTAACATAACTACGAACTAATTTGCCGGCCATCTCGCGATTTGTTTTATTGGCAGTGTCCCAGTTTTCCATAACATGACGGGCAAACTTGGCTATCACTTTATCAGATTCAGATAATTTAGTACTGATGTTTTCCAACATCTTGATCATAAATGCATTCTTGTCAGTAAACTCCAACAATCCCAACATATCACGATCAGATTCATTTAATCCAAATCTGGCGGTACCGGTTTCAAATTGTGCAATCTGGTTGGCTACTTGTGCGGCTTCACGGATTGTGGCAGCATATGCTTTGGCAATGTGTGGGATCGCTTGTTCCATTCTTTGATCAAAATACTTTTGAATAAAGCGTTCTTTGAGATCTTCAGTCATCTCATCTAACTGTTCGGCAGATGAGCTTTCTTCAAAACTTTCCATATATTTGGTATAGCCACGTTGTCCTTTGAGACGATGTAGTGTTTCACGTAATGTGTTGTAATACTCTACTGCTGATTCCACCATCTGTGTCGTAGTAGCATCTTCAAATTGTCTACGTTTGCTGGACATCACAAAGTAACGCAAATCTTTTAATTCGTTAATGGATTCATTTACATGTTTGGAAAATGCATCATTGTGAGCACCACCATTACTGACATGGCGAGCAATAACTCTGCCAGCCAATAGATTGTTGCTTTCTAATTTAAAACGTTCACCTTCATTGTTTTCAATGAAAATCTTTTCAATATTTCTGCTACGAGCACCATGGATGTTCTCATCAACTTGTGCGCTGTGTTTGACAATTAGTTTAACCGGACCCATTTTCTGATAACTGCTTTTAGTTGACCCGTATAGCTTGCTTTCAGCAATATCTTTAACTGTGGAATCTTTGGAATACGTTTTAGCAAATGTCTTAATATCGCGCAATGCCAGACTGGATTTGCCAATGTCTCTAGCGTCAAAAGTTAGTAAGTTTCTCATAGCAAAATTCCTTAATCCTTTTAAAAATGCATACCAATCCTTGGAATCAAGGGCTGGATTATTTGATATATTTTTACTATAAAATACTTTCAACCCCTTCTTGTCAGCAACAGTAATAGTAATGTTACCAAAACTTTCTTTGCGTTGTTTATAGTCAAAGTTAAAAAACCTGGCTTCTGCAGGGTCTACTGTATCGTTAGCTTCTTCATCGCCCATATTGATATCTTCAGAACGAGCTCTGAGCTTTTCAAAAAGGTCTGTACTGATTTGTTCTATAGGTTTCATATCAAGTATTTATACCAATTACATTATTATAAAGGGCATTGGCATACGTATGGGTTCGTCGCTGCCATTACGCATTTTATCATCCAGATTAGCGTCATAACTCTGTAAAAATGCTATCATTCTAACTGCTAATACAGTGGCCATTACTAAATCATCTGTTTGCCCAGTTAGTGCTTTGTATGTAGTGCCACTGGAAATGAAGTTTTTAAGCTCTGATATTAGTGGTTTACTTTTGATCACTAGTTTGTCTGTTTCTACAAAATTCTTAAGTTTAGCACACGCACTTAGTTTGCTTGAGTGTGTGGTTGAAAACCCCTTGCGGTGTTTTCGTACATTACCCAGTCGATGCGGCTCGCTTAACATTGTGCCTGGTATGTTTTCCTCGCCATACTCACGTAAACTAACCAATCCTGCTTCACCAATTGTGTTATTTTCTAAACTGTAATATATTTGCTCGTTGGTTTTAACTGTTTCTGCAATAAGAGTTACAATCTCTGCCAAAATTTTAATTTGCTGTTCTACTGGTGTTTTATTATGACACCATTCTGCTACTTGTTCACAACTGGGTAATTCAAATACTTCTATTGCGGCAGGATCACCACCAGTACCAATGCTGGGATCTAATGCCACTATATAAGTGGATTTGGGATCTATCTCCTTATACCAGCGTACCTGTCCTTGCTTGTTAATAGGACTAACACCTTCCATACGTGCTAGTTTTAGTGGATCGATCAGTGTTTCATCATCGCGAATAAATTCACAATCCATTTCACGACGGAAACGTTCTTCACCCAATTGTCCTCGTTGCTCACTTGCCCAGTTTTCGTCACGATCTGGATGTTCATTCCAGTATGCTCTGAATGATTTAAATCCGTTTCGTCCAACATCAGTTTCATTACCGAACTCATCCAAGCACTGATTGGCACCTTGCCAAAGTTGTGCAAATTGATCTTCGTCACTGTTTGGAGTACTGGTTATAATGGCTTTACCACCAGTTGCCAATGTGGGGCTAATACTGGTCCAAAACTCACGGGCGATAGTTGGTCGCACAAAACTAAACTCATCGCAATACAGCAATGTTATGGACATACCACGACCAGTATTTTCTGTGGTTGCTTGACTAACTATACGGCTACCATTTTCAAACTCTATACTACCTTTGTTGTAACTGGTAACACCAGCACGTATATGATCTGGACAATCTTCGTATGCATAACGTACACGTTGCATAATTTCCTGTGCGCCACTATACTTGTGTGCCGCCACTAATATAGTTGCGTCAGGTACAAACATGGCATACCATAACAAGTATCCAGCGGCTGTTGCTGTTTTGCCCATTTGCCGAGGTAACATATTAATGTTAAATCGATAGTTGTGATAAGTTGCAATTAGTCTGACTTGGAATCCGTAAGGCTGATACAACATCTTGCCTTGCATGGGATGTTGTATATAGAAGAAGTGAGTTAAGAAATAAAGTGGGCCAGTTACTGGGTCAGCACACTGGGCAAACTCGCGCATTTGTTGTTCGGTATAGTTCTCTTGCCGATTTGGTCGTTTTATTAACGAGCCGTCTTGTGATGACATTATATGGGTTTCTCGCCGGTCAGGTATGGTTTGGCAAACCAAAGTTTAAACCATTCTGGAGTACCTGGTCTTATATCGTGTTTACGTTGTAGGTCGGCTTTTTCTTGTCCAGTGATGCTGACATTGCTACCCATGCTGTATGGTTGCCAATTTGGTTTATTAGTTATTCCAGCTAGGACTTTGAGTTCCTGTAATGGATCATATTCATTCATAGAAGTATTTAACTGATCGTCCAGCTGGACTAGATTACTTGGACAATCATCTGGCAAGGAGTTTTACCTTAAATTCTTTCTGATATGCCTTGGCATATTCAGGGTCTGTGGCAATTGCAGCCTCACCTGGCGGCCAGCGTTTACCAATTATATCTTCGGCATACTGGTAGGCCCATTTAGGATCTTTGGCAATTGCGGCTTCGCCAGGTGGCCAGGGTTTTTTAATTACAAAGCGGGCATACAGGTAGGCCGATACAGGATCATTGGCAATTGCAGCCTCACCTGGTGGCCAGGGTTTACCAATTACATCCTGGGCATACCGGTAGGCATAGTAAGGATCATTGGCAATTGCAGCCTCACCTGGTGGCCAGGGTTTACCAATTACATCCTGGGCATACAGGTAGGCATATTCAGTATCTTTCGCCCATAGATGTTCTAGTTCTTGTTTCTGTGCTTTAGTTTTAGCCATATCCCAAGCAATCGATGGTATTTTCGCAGAGGCATCAGCATACCCCATTAACTGCTGTGGTTGGGCATGGAATCGGTATAGATTAAGCATCTAGGTATTTCCCGTAATATTTTTTAATTAAGAAATTCAAAAACTGTGTATATTCTGGAATCTTACTTAATGCCGCAATATCCTGTTTACCAATTTCCAGATCGCGTTCGTTCATAAACGATTTGTCTTCCATATGAAGCTGGAATTTGCGAGCCTTACCGCCCAAATTAGCCATGATAATATACAAGTCACCTTTGGATGCATAGTTTTGAAATTGATTATTCTCTTTACCCGCAGTACACCATTTTGTACCAGCACCATACAGACACGATGCTTCTTCTGTTCTAGGGACGATGACTTTGAAGTTGGGAGTATCAATGATTCGATCTGCGTTGGCTTTAACATCACGAGTTTGCTGTTTAGCACTTGGCGCGGCTGGTTGTTGTTCCTCGGTATCGATTATATCATATAGCTGATTTAAATCTTTAATCTGGTTTAAATCTTTAATCTGCAACGTATTTCGTATCTTAATAAACTTAGCAATAGAATCGCGCAAGCGAGCCAAATCATCGAGTTTGAATTGCTGACGCACATACATGTTGGCGATGAATTGTAGATTCTTACCTTGTGGGTCTGGATCTGCTTGCTTTAACTGATCAACAATGGCAACCGAATCCATTGGTTGACCCAGATCCTGTTGAGCCGCCGCTTCGATCTTGGACTTCATCTGTGTTGCGATGAACTCCGCTCGATCTTCAAGTAAATATATAAATTCTTTTGCTCTCATACCAAAACTTCCTTATTTAATTTGTTTAGCTTTGGCTAATAAAGCAATTAACTGTGGTCCCAATGTTGGATCTTGGAGTAACTTGGCAATGTCATCTAGTGTTGGTAAAAATGCTTGTGCTGTTGCTGGAGTAGATATTCCGTTACTAGCCGCAGTCAATGCTTTGCCCAACGCAGCCGGATTAGCGCCAACGACAGAAGCCAATTTGCCACTTTGGGTTTTCTGAATTTGTGCCTTTTTAACTTCGATTGGGTCTGGCACCGCACCTGGTACTGGAGCACCAGGGACTCCTGGAGCCGCTTCACCAATGTTGGGATCAATCCCTCTGGAACCTCTTCCACCTTTTTTACGTATAGCGGCAAGTTCATCTAATCCATGTTTAATTTGTTCAACATTCATTGCTAGTTCACCAAATTGGCGAGCAATACTTTCCCAACCAATGGCACTACCATTTTCAGCTCGTTTTGCTAACTCTTTAAATTGTGCGGCGGCTCTGGCCATACGGTATTGTAGTTTAGCAGGATTGGCACCTTGATGATTGTGGATCATGGGGTTCATCGGTTCTGCTGGATCCATTTCAATCGGCGCTTCTGTCACACCTTGAGATCTATTAGTACCTATAGTAACCGCTGGCGCTCTCATTCGCATTTTATCGTTCGATGCTTGCACCACACTATCAAAAGTTAAATTAAATACTCTATTGCCATCTTTATCTATTGTTTCATCTCCCAAAACATATCTGCCATTGGCAATAAGATTTGCAGTCATTGCCGCTTTGGAACTTAACGGAACACCTGGAAGTAGAGTAGTACCTTCACCACCTTTATAAGTTCTAATAGTACTAGGTTTAAACCCCTCGTCTCGCATTATTTCAGGATATTCCATTATCTCAGCACCCGCCAACACTAACTGTGGGCCTGGGTTAATTTTGGCATAGAAAGTATCTGTGCTTAGTTCTAATATATCCTTTGCAAACTCAACATTAAAATCCAATGTAGCGTATCCGCTAACTTTAGTAGCTACATCAATTTCTTTATCAATTTCTAATTTTAAATTATTAACTGCTTCTTCTGGATTCTGACCTTTGGCTTTAAATGTTGCTTGCAATGTTCTTGGATTTTCAGCAACCGCAATAAAATATAAATTTTTAAACTTCTGTTTGCTTACATAAACATCATATCTTTTGTGTGAACTTAAATTTTTATATTGATTATTAGCTTTATAACCTGACAATTCATTTAATAAGCCCTTTACCACATCAGGCTCCTGGAAGTTTTCAAACTCTTTTAGATAATCCTGTCCGGATGGTGCAGAGGTTACACTCTCACCACCAACCATTTTACTACGTGACGCTTTAGCTGAGTCTTTTCCAGCCCAATATCCCGGAAACTTCTTTGGTGCTTTTCTGGGTTTAACTGCGGCAACTTCTGACAGGTGTTTTCTAAATGATTTCATTTTATTTTCTTCTACGTGTTATAGTACCCGGACCGCCATTGGCAAATCCGTTGCCAGCACCCATACTTGTTGCTACACTACCTGTACCCATGCCACCAGCATCTTCTTTAGCTACATTTTTAGCAAATTGTGCCATATGGCGTAGATGTGGATCTGCGCTATGTATAGCTTGGGCTATTCTGGATTTGGGAATTGTTTCATCTTGTGGTACATGTAATGCCTTGTGTAGATTGCCTTTGGTCTTGGGATTCACTGCCTTTTGTATCCATTTTTCACCTTCTGTTACACCTTGCTCTTCGGATTCCATATAGTCCCAAACATTAACTAGCATAGATTTAGCCACAGCAATCTTTTCTTGACACCATTCAGGCAAATTATCACCAGTGTCAATCAAGTCATCTAATCCGTCCACGGCACGGCGCAGTGTGCTAAGATTGTTGTCTGCCATTCCTGCTTCGTCATCATATTCGGGATTGTATTCCTCCGCCACACCTTTCTTATTCAATGCATCAATCGCGGTTTTTTTATGTTCAGGCGATGCGTCGCTCATTGCGATATCTCTAACTATCTTGGCAGTGCCAACCATGTTATCCGTGGGTTCAAATTTGCCCAAACCTTTTTCATATTCTTTACGCTTGGTTGCAACTTGTTTGGCATGAGCCGAGCGTGGTTCTTTACTACCACCTGCCCAGCCATAAGTTGTACGAAATTTCTTTACTTCTTGTACTTTTTTCTTACGATAGGTATCGTGAAATGCTTCTGACGAACTAACAGTAAATCCCGCATGTGATGCTACATATTTTTTAGCACCTTCACGTGTTTTGAATTTTCTTGCCTCTGTACCGTTTTTATGTGCTATCCAAGCACCAAGTGGATCAGCTTTGGTTTCCGCCACATCCTGCTCATTACCGTACTGCCTTAATAGCATCTTACCACTAGCAACTTCAAATCTACCCTTAACGGCAGGACCTAATCGCTTAGTAGCCCGTCGTTCTATTTTAGATAAATTTAATTCAGCATCGTTTTCATCAGTATATTCACCATACAATACCACCGCATTATCCCAAGCCCAAACATAGTATTTGTTAGGATCAATAGTGTATGCACTACCATGAATAGTCTCAATGCGGGCTTCCGCCACACCTTGTAACTTTTTTAATTCTAACTCAAGTTCTTGAACTCGAAGTTGTCGTTCTTGTTCTTTAGCAATAGCAATAAGATTCTTAAGACTACGGATACGATCTGCTTTTACTGTATCTTTGGTCATTGGACTTGCATTATCAAATCCGCCTTCCGCCACACCTTGCTCTTTAACATAGTTAGCACGAACATTCCCTGACTGATAGTTCTTTAGATTTTTGGCTGCTACTTTTTCTTTCGATTCTTGATCTTTTTTGTATGTTTCTCTTTCAGCTTTTTGTCTTGCCAATTCTTTTGCTGATGTTCTAAGATCGTCAAAGCCTTCCGCCACACCTTGCGTAATACGATGATTTCTGCCGCCAAAAATTTTGCGGATAGTATCAATTGCCTCTTGCTCGCTATTAGCGCGAACTGAGTATGTCTTTGTGTATAATGGGACATCTTTGTTGGAACCATGATGCTCAGCTGTGACGTGGAACATCTGTTCTACTTCTTCCGCCATACCCGGCTGACCTTTGATTGCTTGTAACAATGCACGAGCAACTACACGATCCTTTTCCTGTTCATCATCAGGTAACTGTGCATACTCAATGTTCATCAACTTGGCTCGTTGTTGTAGTTTTGCTTCTAATTTGCCAGCGGCTTTTAGTTTTTCTGTATCGTCAAATTGATCAGGATTTTGTACAAATGCTCGAGCAGTGACATTCCAACCTTTGTGTATGGCGTCGCTAATTTGTTCTATATCTGTAACACCTTTATCAATCATTTGTTTAGCAAACGCGGCAGATTTTAGGTTAGCTTGCCATCCAAATGTATTTCCGGGTGTACTACGACCATAATGATATGCATTATCCAATGCTTCGTCACTGATTGTGGCCAACTCTGGGACTGACATTTGTTTAACTGGCTTTGCCATCTCATCTGGGCTAACAGGATTGTTTCTTAAAAAATCTCTAGTTGGATTTCTAGTTTTAGATGCTTCTGCTAGTTCTGAGTTATGAAAATCGGTAAACTTCATTGGAGTATCCTTTATCTTTATTTAGTGAAATTACCGATGGAATCTAGTGTAATCGGTATTTGGTTCAATGTTGCATCACGCAACTGAAACATCTCTTGTCTGTCTGCACTGATCCAAACTTTATGTTTTCCTGCTGGTAAATTTAACAACAAGTTCTCAGTAATATATGTTTTAGTATGATCCCAGATAAAAGTTCGTTCTGCGATTAAGTCAGAATTGACATACAAACGATATATTGGTGTTAATGCAGAATCGGCACAATGTACATTAACTGTTAACTTGTCTTCCATATTATTTTTTAGCTACAGGTTTGACTGGTTTGACTGGTAATGCTGGTGCTGCCGGCTCATCAGCAATACCCATGCCATCACGTGTGGCTTGATATAATGTTTTGCCACCCACTTTGATATTTGGTCCTACTCCTGTGGCTTTCTGAAATCCAGCCTCATCTCCAGCAGTGGCTAATTTACGTGCTAGTGATCCACTGATACCAGCTAACCCACCTGCATCAGGATCACGGTCACCACTACTAACGAATGTTAGATGAACGTGTTCTCGTCCAGTAGGACCACGAGCATTGTCTGTGGTGCGAACTGATCCACTATTCCATCCAGTTAATAACTTTTCAATACTGCCAGCACTATTACCCAAACGGTCACTGCCACCAATAAAAGCTATGTTACGGAAGCCTTTATCATACAACCAATTTGCGGCATAGATAGGACCTTGCACTGGATCAGACACGATACGGGCCGCATACTTGGGATATATTGCTTTGATAAAGGCTGCTTTGGTTGCTGGATCTAATGGATCATCTGGTGCTTTGTTACTGTTACTTAAGAATATATAACTGTTCTTTCCACCTGTTGCTACTGTTTTGGCCATAACTAAATTATGACCTAGTGTGGGTGGATTCATACGTCCAAAACAAAATGCAGCCAATGGCATCTTCTGCTTGGCTGCTACCTCGTCGTCAGACACACGATGTTTAGCAAAGTTTGCTTTACTAAATCCCAGTCGGTCAATTAGTTTTAGTTTATCTCGACCAGCACCAAATACATATCCTTCATGTGCAGTTGCACCATCTGTTGTGGCAATAATTTCACTATTTTGTTGTTGTGAGTCTATCTGTTGTTTAATATGTAGTTTTAAATCTGTTACCGCGGCCCACATACTCCACAATCCCAATAATCCTGGAGCACCACCATCTTCTTGATATAACCAACCATCATTGTTTGCACCCAAAAACTTTGCTGTTACTACTTTATTATCAGCGAATCGTTCACGTAGGAAATTTAAAAATCGTGGTACAATATCCGCACTTACATCATTCTCTTCCAACATACGTGTAATAAACGGGCTCATTGCTGTTATAATGCTCTTGCCCTTCATAGCAGTTACATCTGCCATAAATTTAGTTACTGCTTTTTTATGCTGTCTAATTACTGTTTCAGCTTCACCCAACACTCGTTTATCAACAGCAACTTTGGGCTTCTCGGTCATTTCTCCAACTAGGAAAGTGATACCAGCTTTTTCTTTAAGCCCCCGTAATCCCACCAGCGGAACATCGCCCTGACCTAACCCGTTGATAAAGGTATGTACTGCTATACCACCAGCACTCTTGGTAATTTTGTCACCAAGTGGACTATCAATTTTAACTTTGTATTCTACGGTATTGGGTTTAAAGACATAGAATCCATCTTTGGTAGCGGGAGTATATGCCCACATTAAGTCACCCATCCAATACTGATCCTTGACCATGGGTACTATTTTTTCTAGCAGTGGGCGCATGATACCTTCTTTGTCCCATAGATCATTGCGATTAGATCCACGTTGCTCGTCATAGGCAGCAATGCTCATAAACTCCATCTTGCCCTTGGAGACTTTGTCGTACATATGTTTGTCTACAAATACTATTTGTCCTGCGGCATCGCGACCAAACACCACTGCTGGAAATCCATCCCATTTAACGGTTACTGTATCGGTATTTTTACCCAGACCTTTTAACTCGGCAACTGCACGTTCAGCACCAGCGGCACCATCGTCAATAATCAAATCTTCAACGTGAGTAATACCTTCAGTTAGTACCTTGGGGGCGGCATGTAGTGGGAATTTATCCGACTGGTTAAAAATCTCAAATAATCTCATTTTACTTTGTCCAATATACTTCTAAACCAGTCTGATGTTCCTTCTTGAACTGGGACTGGATAAAACTGTTTTACTGCATCCCATTTTTTAGGATATTTTTGCAAGGCATTTTTGATACCGGTTAAACTAGATATATCACGAGCTTTGGCTTCTGGCCCAATTAATATTTTTGCTATTTGATCTTTATCAATAGCCACAACCTTTCCAGTTGTTCTATCTACTAGTCCATTGTCAGGACTAAATTGTAAACTACCCTTGACCTCACCAGTTTTGGGATCAGTAAATTGTCGTGGACTACTTACTTTGGTCAGTGCCGCATATAGGTCGTTCCACAAATCTCCACCACGCATATTTTGATCCAAACTAAAATCGTGTGTATGTAGCATCCAAGCTGACCGTGGCCGTACGATTAAATCTACCGAGTAGTGTTTGCCACCAGCAGTATATTCCAATGTCAATGTGCCAGGATCCGTAGGTAAGCCATTTTGCGTCATAAAAGCAGCCAATGCTGCCTTGCTGGCTTTCATTTGTAACCCAGCTTTTTTGGCTGGATCTGCCATGGCGTTGTCTATTGCTTTGGGGCCTAGTGGTTTGGCTGATGCGGCATTCCACTGTGCTATATCTGCTGGGAATTTTTTAACTAACTCTTGCGGATCAATCATAATATCCACGTCGCCAGAATCTTGTCTTAGTGTTCCAGAATACGGATGTTCTGGATCAAAACTGCCTGCACCCCCTGATGTCCAACCAGCACTAATGCCGGCTTTTTTAAGGATGGGATTTATCTTGGCTTTTGCTGTAAGAAAAGCATCTTTTGTAATACGTGATACATCCACGCCTGCGGCGGCTAATCTCTTGCCGGCTTCTGCTATATTTGTTGCAATTTTTGTGTGTTTAGCAATAGAATTCACCTGAAATATCCCCTATTGCTTTATTTAGCTTAAAGGGATTCAAGCAGCCATAGATAGAAGGGGGATTTAAATGTAAGTTTCCATGAACCATTCCAACTAAGATTTACGTGTTCTTTTAATTGTTTGGTTTTCTCACCGCCAAAATTAACTTCTTGAGCTAAGTCGTATATGCAGTGCTGTTTAATAAGGGTGACACCCAAATCAATATCGTCGATCATTATTTTAACTATTTCTAGCGACAAATCCCCAACGATATTTCCATCGGCATCAAGCTGTGTATCTCTTGGCCCTTTGTTTAACAACCGCACATCAATAACGTTGTCACCGTTAACTATAGTAACGATAGAGAACGATGCTATATGTATTTCATCTGTTGGTTCAGCAAATGTAAGTACCGCGAGATTGTTGTTGAAATGCACACTATACTGGGGAAGTTTTGTTCTGTTATTAATAGCTAAAATAGTGGGTTTGAAATGTATTTCTACATTTAAGTTTTCACGTGCTATATTGTCGGTCATATACTACTCCTCACCTGTTCATTTTTTAAGTTTTCCAATGCATCTTGACCAAGGAACAAATAAGTTCCTTGATGGTCAAGTATAACACTTTTGTCGACCCAAACTTTCTTGCCCAATGCTCGCCAACGATGGCAAAACGCCCAATCTTCACTTAAATAATTCTGCTTTTCGTCAATCATGGTATCAAATAATGCATACATGTTTGGTTCGTACCTTTTACCAATCCCGATGTTGTCATTGTATTTGGTTTCTGGGTAGGCTGCAACCATTTCTTCTAAACAACTACGTTTGATAAGCATAAACCCAGTGCCAGCAGTTTCTACTTCTTCTAAGTGGCCTTGTTTTTCACCATCTTTTAATGCGTTAATTACGAATCGCGGTGGGATGGACTTCATTGGATATAGTCCACACACAATATCTTTGTCAGCTTGTAACATTCTGATTAAATATTCAGGATTCCATCTGATATCTGCATCAACAAACATCAAATGAGTAGCATCTGTATTAGTTAAGAACTTGGCGACTAAGTTATTTCTGCCACGCGGAATCAAACTTTCATTCACCATAGTATCCACCGTCCACTCAATATTAACCGCTTTGGACATTACTGTAAACCGAAGCAAACTCATAAAACAAGCTTCGTACATTAATCCACCATAGCACGGCAACGCAAAATAGACATGCGATTTTTTTGGTTCAGACATATTACTCAGCTAATTCAACAATTACATCTGATCCAACTAATTCTTGTGCAACTTGCACCAAGGCAGCAATTGTGTCTGCAGATGCAAGTAGATCAGCACCCATTTCGTCAGTGCTTTTAATTAACTTACTAAACTTCAATGTTATTACTTCTTCCTGGATTTTAGCCATATAAATTACTCCTCGGTGTATTTACTTGCATAAACTACCTGTTGAATTTTTCCTATCTTACCTGGCCAAGTCAAATGCAACCAACTGACTTCTGCTTCTTCTCTTAGGTAAAATCTAATACCATTAAAGTAGTAAGTATCAGTAACAATGTTTGATAACGATTGCCATGCCAGCCTGGTAGATTTGACTCGATCTGCAAAGGTACCGTTAAGTTTTTCTGCAAGCCCAACTGATAGTTTAGCATCTACATTCTTAAGATATGTTAATAACCGTTTGGTATCTGCTATTTGATATCTGCCTTCTCGTATAGTAACCAAAAACCGATAAGGGGTTTCTCGCTTGAGTATAATTAAGTCTTTGGCTAAAATCCGTAAACTTTGCTCGCTATCAGGCACATATATAGTGGCAATCTTTCGCCGCACTAATGGTGATACTGATTTTGTAAATTGTTCTGCATCTTGTTCCGTAACAAAATAGCAATCTAAATTGTCGCGCTCTACCCGCATTTTGACTGGTGGTGATTGTGCTGTTAGGTAGGTGGTCAAGTCAGTTAATAATTGTTCATTCTCCCAAGTGAGCGGAGGATGCGTATTGTTATAGGCACCGCGCCAATGCCGCCTCTTTTTAGCTTCAGCAAGTACAATATCGCTAGATTGTCCTTTGCGACACCCATTCACTATGTCCTGTACTTCTGGCGATTTGATAGTAATCTTGTAGTAATACTGGCCATAAAACTTTTTACTAACTGGAACAATAGTTGCTGTTGGATTAACTGTACTCCATATATTGTTATTGAGCATCAAGCACCTTTACTTTACTGGACTCTATTTCAAATGCAAACTTAGAGTCAATATAATCAATAGTGATTATACTATTGGGTTTAACTACCTCAAATAACAACTTTCTGCTTAGTGGTGTCTTAATTTCGTTGTCAATGACCCTGGCCAACGGCCTTGCGCCCATCTTTTTATCGTATCCCTTTGTTATCAATGCATCGATACAACTCTCACTGCAACGAACTTTAAGTTGCTTGCTACTAAGTAGTTCATTTAACTCTTGCATAAACTTGTTAACTACTTTCTTAATACTGAGAGTATCCAATGACTTAAATTTAACAATTGCATCCAATCTATTTCTAAATTCAGGTTTAAAGAAATCCTTAACTTCTTTATCATCAGCATCTGTACGATCTAATACTGTTGTAAATCCCATATTGCTACGTTCGTTGGCCTCGGCACCCAGGTTACTGGTCATAATAACAATAGTGTTACGGCAGTCAGCTTTCTTTCCGTTACTACCAGTAGCCACGCCATCATCCATTACCTGCAACAATACGTTATAAACATCTGGATGCGCTTTTTCAATTTCATCAAACAATATAATTGAGTGAGGATGTTTTTCCACTTCACTAATAAGCAAGCCACCAGCCATACTACCATCTTCATAGCCCACGTAGCCAGGTGGAGCACCAATTAGTTTAGCAACACTGTGCCGTTCCTGGTATTCACTCATGTCAAATCGCAACAACTTCATGCTTAACTGTTGACTTAACAATTTAGCAAGTTCTGTTTTACCAACACCAGTTGGGCCTGTGAATAAGAAATTACCAATGGGCTTATTAAGCGATTTAAGGCCAGCTTTGGCCACAAATATTTTTGCCAATACCGTATCAACAGCATGGTCTTGCCCATATAACTTCTCTTTAATAGTATCCTCTAGCGTTACAGATACTTGATCACGTTCTCCCATTAATTGCTGTAATGGTATTTTAGTTTGCTTGCTTACTATGTCTAAAATATGTGATTTAGTAATTAGAAATTTGCCTGCTTTAATCTTGGCCTTGGCGCATGCCATATCAATTAAGTCAATAGCCTTGTCAGGTAGTTTCCTATCACGAATATATCTGTCGCTGTACTCAACTGCAATATCAATAGCAGTTTCTGATATCTTGCCGCCATGAAATTCTTCGTAACTGGATTTTAGTCCACGTAAAATTTTCTTGGTAGTATCTACTGTGGGCTCATCAATACTCAACCTATAGAATCGACGCATTAACGCACGATCTTTTTCAAAACTCTGAGTATATTCTTCCCATGTGGTAGATGCAACTACTTTGATTTTACCTTTAGCCAGGGATGGTTTTAACATGTTAGCCAAGTCCACACTACTTTGACTGCCTGCACCGGCGCCTTTCATTTGATGTGCTTCATCGATAAACAAGATACAGTTCTTTTTAGCTTCCATTGCGGTAAGTATGTCTTTGAGTTTTTCTTCAAACTCACCGCGATACTTACTACCAGCCAACAAACTACCAACATCTAAATTGTATACTATAAAGTCTTTTAAGTAATCCGGCACAAATCCCTTGAGTATGTTGTATGCCAATCCTTCCACAATAGCCGTTTTGCCTACTCCTGGATCACCAACCAACAATACATTACTCTTATTCTTACGTGCTAGTACTTGAATAATTTCGGTTAGTTCATCATCACGACTAATAACTGGATCAATCTTTCCTTCTTCACATAACTTGTTGACATTGGTGCAGTATTCATCCAAGATACTATCTGCTCGTGAATCCGACACATCCTTGGTGGCTTTGCCGTAGTTTTTATTAAAGAAC